GTCATTGACGGTGAGGCCGCGGATGACAGGTCCGGGAGGGCGGTATCTATATCCGCAGACGGCACCCGCATAGCGATCGGCGCTTACGCGAACGACGGCGCCAACGGTGTTGACTCTGGACACGTGCGCGTGTACGAATGGAACAACGTATCATGGACCCAGGTGGGCTCTGATATAGACGGCGAGGCTGCGGGCGACCAGTCCGGGTACTCAGTCTCGATGTCTTCAGACGGCTCGCGTGTGGCGATCGGCGCTTGGGCTAACGACGGCAACGGCTCTTACGCCGGCCACGTGCGGGTGTTCTATGACAACGCCGGAACATGGACGCAGGTGGGTGCCGATATTGACGGTGAGGCAGGCGATCCTCTCGGTGGTAGCTCCGGTGACAGGTCAGGGTCCTCCGTATCGATGTCTTCAGACGGCACGCGCGTGGCGATAGGCGCTCTCTACAACAACGGCGCCGCCGGCCATGTGCGGGTGTTCTATGACAACGCCGGAACATGGACCCAGTTGGGCTTAGACATCGATGGCGAGGCTGCGTATGACTATTCTGGACTCGCCGAGGGATTATCGATGTCCCGGGACGGAACGCATGTGGCGATAGGCGCGACAGGTAACGACGGCTCCTCGGACGCATCCGGCCACGTGCGCGTGTACAAATGGAACAACGTATCATGGACCCAGGTGGGTCAGGATATAGACGGCGAGGCTGCGAACGATCAGTCTGGGAATCATGTATCGATGTCTTCAGACGGCACGCGCGTGGCGATAGGAGCTAACTACAACGACGACAACGGCTCCGTCTCCGGTCACGTGCGCGTGTACGAATGGAACAGCGTAACATGGATCCAGATGGGCTTTGATATCGCCGGAGAGGATGCGTATAACCTATCCGGTGCGGTGTCGATGTCCTCGGACGGCACACGCGTGGCGATAGGCGCTTCCCGTAATGACGGCGCCAACGGTGTTGACTCTGGACACGTGCGCGTGTACGAATGGAACAACGTATCATGGACCCAGGCGGGCTCTGATATAGACGGCAAGGCTGCGGACGACAAGTCCGGGTGGTCGGTGTCGATGTCTTCGGACGGTACACGTGTGGTGATCGGCAATTTCGAGACCGGCTCTGGCCACACACGGGTGTACTCACTGTCGGGCACTTCGGGAGGCAGTGAAGACCGTCTACTTAACATCTCATCATCCGACCAAGAATTCACGACACTTTTACCAGGTAAACGTTCTGATCACAGATTAATAAAAAATGTAAAATTCGTATGTAACGGTGAAACTGTTTTCGATCAAAGTGGGCAATATCTGGCGTATGAACAATCTCTTCGACACCATACAGGATGCCCGGACCCCGCGTTTGAGTTTTATTCATATTCATTCTCTTTAAAACCAGAACAACACTATCCATCCGGGCAATTAAACATGAGTCGTATAATACATAAGAAAATTGATATAGAATTGGAAGAAACATCAACTACGCGTGACATAAATGTTTCAGTGTACGCATTAAATTACAATGTTCTTCATGTGGCCAGCGGTTTAGTTGGTTTAAAATTTTAACGTATAATATTAGTAATGGCTGGTCGTGTTCAGCTTGCAACAAAAGGATCACAGGATGCCTTTTTTACGGATAACCCAGACTATTCCCATTTTTTAAGAAGTTTCAGGAAACATTCTAATTTTGCTATGTTTGATGTAAAGCACGAACTTCACGGTAAACAAGACTATGAAAGTACGTTAAAGTGTACTATTCCCGTAAATTGTGGGGATCTCATAAAGGGTGTGCGTTTACATATTGAGTTATCGGATCTTTTACACGACGGCGCGTATCAAAAATACAATGAATCCATAGGACACGCTATTATAGAATATATTGATTTAATCATAGGCGGTCAATTAATTCAAAGAGTGCCACGAGATTGGTTACAGATTTATTCGGAGCAGTATTTGACTCAAACGAAGCAAAACAATTTATCAAAACTCATAGGTAAATCACCCGAAGAGAGTTCTGGTAAAACTGTCAGTGATGCATCCATCGATGGATATTTGGATAAAGCCACTACACCCCAAAAATTTATCGTAGATATTCCGTTTTATTTTCACAATAATACGGAATTGGCGTTACCTTTATGTGCCTTAAAACACCAGGAATGTGAAATAGAGATTAAGTTGAGTGAAAAGAAAGACTGTTTATACAGATGGTCTTCTATGACAAATGCAACGACGAGATCTAGTGATAATACTACGTTCACTGTTACAGCACCTGGGGGTCCGTATTATATAAACGCGAATCCTCAACCTTCACTTACACTTCAACGGGGTAATACGTATATATTTGATTATTCATCTGCGGCGGGGCATCCCTTTGAACTGTCCACGTTAGTAGATGGTCGAACAGCACAGGGATTTATTGATAGTGGTTCCATATTAGGTGCGAGTGATGGTGTTACGGAAAATGCTTCCGTGAGAACATACGTTGTCCCAGATAATGCACCTGATACGATCTATTATTTCTGTACTAGTCATTCGGGGATGGGCGGTACAATAAACATACTCGAACCATATTTTGACCCATCTAAAGCTACCATAAACGATATTTCCTTGTACACTGAAATCGTACAATTAAATGAACCCGAAAAAGTTAAACTTGAAGCTGTTAAAACAGATTATATAATCACACAGCTTCAGAGTGCTTCATTTCAAATACCCATATCGGCACAGGATGGATACGATTCTATGAAATTTAGGATGGAGTTCATAAATCCGGTGAAAGAGTTATATTTTGTGATCGCCAGAAAAGGTGATGGCATAACACCGTTTAATTATGATCACTCGTCGCAGATATACCCTCCCACTGGATCAAATCGGAAATATATCAATTACGAAAATTTGGTCACTCTAGAGATGGAACTCGACAGGGAAGTCATATTAGACGAGCAATCAGGTGACGTGATCAATTTGCGCGCGGTCCAGAGTGGAATACATCATTCCAGGACACAGTTATTCAGGAGATTTTATTCGTATAGTTTTGCACTCGAACCCGAAAGATGGTATCCTACGGGTCAAAAAAATTTCAGTTTGATCAAAGATCAACACATAACGTTAAAATTGAATAATGATACGACGTACGAAAGAGAGCTTAGAGTTTATGCGCTCAGTAATAACATATTACAGCTTACCGATGGAAGCGCACGACTTCTCTTCAACAGTGGCGAAATCGGCAATTGATATAGTAACACCAGTTTTTGAAAATGCTGTCGTGTTATCAGGACAATACGCGAAAGCGTGTGGACGAGATGTTATACTTTCCAAGGATATGGAATATTGCATGAAATACTGTGCCATGAACACAGTCGGTAAACAAATTGGGTCGTACTTTCCAGAAATTTATGAGGAAGAAGAATCTGATGAAGAAGAAATCGAAACGGTTGATGAAGAAGATGAACCACCGTTTGAACCTTACTCAGGAGACGTTGAAATATTTAAGTCTGTAAACGAAGCGTATGACGCATGGGAAAGTTGGGAACCAACCAATCCGTCAGAAAAAATGATAAAAAATGCTATTGATAGTAATGAACACCTCTCCTCCACGGGGATGGAAGAATTCTAATAAAAAGATAAAATCTTTTAAAATCAGAGATGAAAGTTCTGATTCCGATACGGATTCTGGGTCTAGCACTGACACAGAAGAGGATAAAAATATCAGGGGTTATGAAAAAACGCAGTATAAAAAATTAGCGTTTGTAGAAGATCTTCTGCCAGAATAAAATCTCGATATATTATAAAATGTCTTCCCCAGTACCCGCCGATATGCTTTTAGCTATTTCTCGCGAGCTTGAGACCCAGTCTCTTAACGCCGTCGTCGCCGGTTTCTCCTTCGCCGCCGCACTCTCTTGGATGGATGTCGTCCGCTGGTCCATCCACCAGGTCGTCCGCGTCCAGAAGAACGGTGGTATGAACTACGCGCTCACCGCGCTCTTCACCACTCTCCTCTCCGTTATCGTTTACATGGTCATCTCCAGGCTTTCTTCCCGCGTCAAGAAGCCCAATGCCCCCACATACGCTGTCACTCGCTAAGTTTTTTGGGTTTAGCGACGAATATAAAGAATATACCCGCAGCGATTATAGCAAAAATATATATCATACCATTCCACCTGCTCGGATCCTCAATACTGGGTATACGAATTGGTGGCGGTAATTCAAACTTCTTATCAACCTTAGGTACATTCTGTAGTTTATCCGTACTACATTCTATGTTTAGTTTCAATATATGATTCGCGTTTCTAAAATTGTATGGAATTAAACGATTATTACTACTGTAAAAGAACTGTATACGTAATTTTGATATGTTTTGCGCCCCCGTGTCAAAATTATGCTCTACTGCATCATCGGAACCCGAATAGTTAATAACGTCCCCACACATAAGAATTCTTCCTGTATAAAAGGGTGTATCTGAATACACCGTTTTATTTAGTTCTTCTGCACCGCTACTTATCTTTAGTATGAGTGCATCTGGCCCCTGTAAATTAATACTTCCGGTGGTGAGAGTGTTATTCACGGATGTTACGTTACTCGCGGAGAGACCTAATATATCGTGCGGTGTCGTTTTTCCGTCTACGGCGACGTCTGTATGATATCCATTTTCTCCACCGTAAAACTCGAATGTAAATGCACCCGTACCCCCAAATGTTAAATCGTTTTTACTCTTATCGTACGTTACACTTGAAATAGGTACCGAACCAACCGGGTTGTTGGCAGCCTGAAATTTAGATAATAGTTCGGTCGCTATTTCATTTCCACTATAATTTTCGTTAGGTAACGATATAGTTTTCCCGTTAACTGAAAACGTGTTGTTATTATCATTAATAAGCAATTGACTCGCATGGATACGAGCAGAAACTATCGACAATTTTTTTACATCATAAATCGGGTGGCGTAATTCGACAACGTAGTCTCCTGGATTCGGGTACGATACAGGATCTCGTTCACTACTATCTATATCTAACGTGTATACGCTCATTAAAATATAGGGATAATATTTTAATGGGTGTTATTCTACAATTTTTGCTAATTAAAAGTAATTCTGTGTTACGGGGTTGGCGCTGAGTTGCTTTTTCGCTATACCGAGACTGGCGTTGCTCGCGTTGGGGTTGTATTGACCCTTGAATGCGTTGAAATTATGGTAGGCATTATTGGTGTACTGCTGTGTCCATGCACCATCGGCTGAGTTAACACGACCATCGATTCGCGATTGATCGGTCCTGGCTACCGTCGGCATACCACCCTGGTTAAGAGGTCCGGCACGAACATTCATTCTTCCAGCATTACCCATACGATTTGGTTTACCTCGGCGATCGTCAGGTCGGAAACCATGTGCAAATAGCTCCTCGGCGGTATACCCAGATCCATATGTACGCTTTTCACCTATCTTAGTAGCAGGAGAATTTACGTAACCGTGAGCAAACTTATGAATACTGGGTGCGGGGTTGTTATTGTAGCCGTACTGCTCTATATTACCATCCTTCTTGTTACGGGTTGGGTCTTGTGGGAGTGTAGTACCGGATATTATACGCTTAGCTCCGTTAAATCCTAAATTATCCGTTCGAGCACCGGTCTGTGACCTATTGGTTAAACGTTTTGTGTGTTCGTGCTCGGATCGCACAGTTACACCTGTCATACCTTGAGCCCTACCCGCTTGCATGGGGCGACGCTCAAATAAGTAAGCAGTTTTTTCGGGCCTGTTCTGAGCGACATCACCGGATTGACCGCGACGACCACCACTTACATCAAACGCAGGACCACTTCGACCGGGTAAAGTTGTGAGACGATACGCTCCAACATTTTCAGGGTTTACACGGAAAAGTTGATGTTGTCCACCGTATGCGGGAACTTCGGGACCCACACCTAAACCTGGACCCACGAGTTGTTTTTCGATAGGAGAAAGATTATTCATTCGACCGTTGTCAAACATACGGCTTCGCATTTCAAGGAGTTCGCCACCACTCGATCGTGTTTGGGGTACAATATCCGAAAAGTTACTTGTTTCCAATTTCCTCTGGGGTATTCTGTCGAGACTATCATCCAATGGTATTTCGTTGGGGACTTCTGGGGTGAAAATTTCAGTATCCTCTTCCATTTCGTTCTGGATTCTGATGTCAGATTCTTTCTTATCACTGAAACGTTTTCCTAAATATGCCAAACCGGCTATAGCAGCTATAGAAACGGGATCAGCCATTCTTACTTTTTGGTGAGATTTTTATTGAAGGTATCTTCGACTAAACACACTGTTCTGAACTTCCGCGCGCGTACTCGTGGGTTCGTACCTCTGAGTTTCAAGGGGAAGTTTGCATTGTACATCTTGAAGAGGGAATAGGTTTTGTTCGTATGTACGAGCCAGAATCTTGTTAAATTGACTCGTTGATTGGGGACGCAAACGATCACTCGTTTCGATGTACTGAGCGGGGGCACCTTTACCCGCCATGTAGGGGGAGGTGCCGTAAAGCATTGTATTTGGGCGGCTGGAACCATAATTTAATGTGCTGGGCTGGGGATAGACGAACACTTCTTCAGTCGCACAAACAGGAGGCTTCACTGGATTTTCTACGATTTTCATTCCTGGTTGGAGTTGGTAGGCCATTTTACTATTACATGAGAATATTATCTAAGTCATCAAGGATACGAAGATCCCCTAGTCATACCACTACGCTTATCACCGTTAGGTTGTAATCCGCCAAAGGCTTCTAATTGAACACCTCGGGAGTCGGGGTCACAATATCTACTATCCGTACGACACAAAGGACCTTGCTTTGCACCGTATAACCATTCAGCGAATGCGGTTTGGTCACCTGGTATATCTGTAACGGGTTGGGTGACAAATTGTCGCGCGAGGGCGTTTCGTTGTTGTTCCGGCCACGGGGATCTGGATTTTTGGGGACCGTACGGTATTTTATCTAGCATCTTTTTATCAACTCTATCTTTTACTGTGGTATAATCACACGCTGGCAATCTACCGGGGTTATCGGTGTAATCTGACATAAGAAGATTTCCCATGGGGTTATCTTTTGTGGGTAATTGACACATGGTATCTCCTGTAGAATCCGTTACATAAAGTTCTTTTATCATGTTACTTTTTTCCATTACGTATAAAACACTCAAACCAGTGAGGCCGAGTATTAAGATTCTCTGGTCTCGGCGAATAAGATAAACTATGCATGTCGCATAAACTATGAATCGCGCGGTAGAGTTTATACGTTCTGCTGACATCTGGTTTTTTGTAGGCCAAAAGTCTAAAATTTTATCCTCCCTAATTAATTGTTTCGGATCATTAAACAAGGATACCATTTAATATATAAAACTTTTATTTTTTCAACATTCCACCAAGGAGACCCTGCATGGACTTCATGAGCTGATTCTCGTCAAGTTCATCTCCGTCATTTTCCATCTTATCCGCACACTGTTTAGCGACATTCTCGATCATGCTGAGCGTTTCGGGTGGAATTGATGTGATTGTAGTACCTAACATAAACATGGTCTGAATGTATTGCCAAATAGCATTACGAGTACCCTCGGAAGCCTTTGGCCAAAGATTCTGAAGGTTCACGTCCTTAAGAAATTCCATATCATTAGCGTTTTCAAGGAAGAACGACTCGTCTCTCGAATTAACTTTTTCAATGTGCGGAGAAACACTATCCATGAATCCCGTAACGATAAGCTTACCGTTAGTGGAACGCATCATTTCGAAAGCTGCGATGTACTTCTTAACACCCCTCTCTTCGGGGAAGGTTTTATGAAGCTCGGTGAGAAATTGTCCCATCATGTCGTTGAAAGCGGTAACAGATGTCATCTTGTGTATTATATGTGTATTATTTCTTTAAGCGAATCAAAAGGGATCAGTTGATATAACTTCACGGTGTCCTATACCGTTAGAAACTATGAAATAAACTAAAATCATAACGAGAGCGGCCGGCTTGGCGTACGCGCTCGTTTCGAGGTCACCTTCATTATTAAGTTTCGCCTTGGAGTGTATATAACCAGCCGTTATAGCACCTGCTATAAGACTGGCGGAAGCCGGATCTCGGAGGTATTCGTCCATGTCTATATAATTAATACATAGGTTTTTTTATTCTATTGTCGGGGGCGTCTGGAAAAAGATCTTCACTTTCGTATCCCTGTTGAGGTTGAGCTTGAGGTTGAGGTTGGCGGCGTCCAGATTTTATTGTCCTGAACTCATGTTGGAACGGATTACTTTGTTGGGGCTGTTCCGGTGCCATAGGCTCTTCACCCATAGGCTCTTCACCCATAGGCTCTTCACCCATAGGCTCTTCGCCCATAGGCTCTCCGCCCATAGGCTCTCCGCCCATAGGCTCTCCACCCATAGGCTCTTCTCCTTGACCTTCCGTGGGTACATCTTCACCCATCTCCTGATTTTCACCTCCGTACTCATCCACATTATCTTCAGTGAGATCAGTATCTTGGGGGTCTATCATATCGTCGGTGGTGGTCATATACGTTTGCAAAATCTGTTGAATGGGTATCAACTCCTTAACAGTTGTTTCTATACAGTAACTGAAACGATCATATAGTTTATCGTTTCTACTGTGATCAGATTGGGTTTCGGTAAAAATGTATGGATCTTTGTACAGATCCTTCGCGATATTTTTATAACATGAATGAATAAAAACTTCATTTGTCGGTAATTTTACGGATAATTTCTTATTATCCTTGTTAAGCCTTACCGCGGATAAAATCTTTACAGAACTTACGAAAACAGCTGCGACGAGATCCTTAAACCACGCGCACCTATTGGCTATGTTATCTGTGTGATCTTTAGCCATAGTCTCATTCCATTCCGGGACATCCTTGAGAAGTTTTTGAAACATTTGTAAAACCTTACGTCCTTTTGAAAGTTTATGTGCTTCATCGTGCATTTCAACGAAAACGTCGATCATGGGAGGACACATTAATATAGACAGTTGCTCTAAGTATTCGCGCTTGGCTTCAACTAAGATGTTTAAGTTATCCATATACGATATCCCTTGTTTTTATTATTTCCTGTTTCCCGCATTTCCCCTGTATCTGTTCGCAGCCTTTTTCAAATTTATGAGTGTAGGGAAATCTGTATCATCGTGCGTGACCTCTTTTTTACGTTCACTAGTTTTTCGAGTTGCCCATGAGATAGAAAGTAAGAAATCTGTGAGTATCTCCACATTAAACCCCCCTATCCCGAGTTGTCGTATGATATACGACGTAGCTTTATATCTATCAAAACTAGGAAATCCTAGTACAAACGCTGGAATTAGTACCACGACAGTATTTCCACCAACGTCGACGGTATTTCTTATCTTACGCGACACTTGTTCGTAGATTTTAGTGTATAACTCCTTTCTGAATCGCGTTCTCTTTTCCCTAATACGTGAAATTTCATCGACGCTGATCATTACATTAAACGTCGACTAATATTTAATGGATTCTAACTCACTTTTACGAATCTCGTTAAAAGGGACGTGTTCCATAACTGGAACGTCATTTAAATAAGGTGATACATTTGCGGGTGGCTTTATATCTATCGGTTTGCTCTGAACGGCGTGTACTATTACATCATCACCGTTTACTATTATTTCGGCTGTTATCGAGAAACCGAATGAGAAACCTTCTTGTTTTGCTACCATGAACATACATTTATACAGCACGTGACTACTCGTTAAACTCTTAAATTTTTTTATTCGCGTAGTTTCTATGATGTAGGTGCACATGTCAGTCTTTTCTTTTATGTACTTGTTCGTGGCCAAAATCATCTTTTCCATGAGATCAGGAGTTATATCTATAGCATCTTCTTGTTCTTTGTATTTTTTCATATCCATACCAATATCATCGAAGGTGACGGCCCCAACCGGTTTTTTGTACCCAGAACAGTTGAAGTTTTCTTTCCTGGATGAAAGTGCTATGATACATATGATTACTACCAGTAACAGTACTACTATCATTTAATATAACTTATAAAAAAACTGTGTAAATAATTTAAAAAAAAAGTAATCGATAAAAATATAACATGTCGTTGTTGATTTTTAGTCCAAAGTGTAATCATAGTTTGGATATCATCGAATATGTTAACAGTAACGCCCAACTCAAGAGGTTGGTACAGTACCACAATATAAATGTCATGGGTATCCCCCCACAGTACAAAAATAAGATTACAAGAGTCCCGACGATGCTCACAAAAAATGGAAAAATTTTGGTAGGGAATGAGATAAAAAATTGGCTCGAAAGTCTATTGCCAGCTAAGGAACTTGAATCTTGTGATTTCGGTAATTGTGTGATGACGACTTTAGATGGAGAATCTAACCAGGATATGTTTGGTTTGGAAGACTATGGTCGAACTTTACAACCTCCCATGACAAAGGAACTCGAAGATAAAATTAATCAAACTGTATCGGACGCTTATACAGGTATAAAGAAATAAACAGTAATTTATCGAGTATGAAGTTAGTAACGGTGCAAGCCGCAGCTATTAAGTCTACATTTGAAGTGTTAAAAGATATTCTTAACGATGTTAACATATACTTTAAGCCCGATGGTATATATATAGTAACGCTCGATACAGCTCGATCATCGTTGGTTGATATGTATTTATCATCAGAAAACTTTGAAGAATATGATTGCCCTCAGCAATTAGAAACTGGTGTGAATGTTACTAATATGTTTAAGTTGTTAAAAACTATCACAAGTAACGACGTTCTCGTCATAAGCATAAGCTCTAAAGAATATATGAACATCGAGATTCATAACGAGAATAAAAAAACCAATACTAAGTTTGCACTTAAATTATTGGATATTAACGAAAACCAGATTGAAGTTCCAGAAACGAATATGACGATCACCACGCCGATGCCTTCAGTTGATTTTCAGCGTATTTGCAGGGATATGTCGAACATAGGAAGTGAAATACAGATTACACGGGAGGGGAAATATATCACGTTAACGTGTCACGGAGACTTTGCTAATCAAGAAACCTCGATAGAATGTAACGACGAATGTTCCAAGTTAACGGGTGTATATTCTCTTAGATATATGAATATATTTACGAAAGCGACGAGTATGTGTGCGACGGTACAAATAATGCAAGAGGAACAGAATAGGTTTTTGATATTGAAATACAACGTAGCAAATTTGGGTGAACTTAAGTTTTATTTAGCTACTAAGGTAGATGAAGATCACTGATGTACCCAGTCTTTACATCGATAGTCTTGTTCATTCCTACGATATTCTTTATCTTGATTTTAGGAAACTTTTCGTAGGTTGAATCGTCATACCAAAACATATCTTTTATTTCTATTTTTTCGTTGTAAAAGTCACTAAAAGGTCCCGCGTACCGGGATATTTTAGATAACAGATCTTTTACAGGTTTGTCCCCCTCATCTAATAAAACGGCCGAAGACAGTGGTAAATTAAATATCATACCGGCTCGTTTTTGTGGTGGCCACGTGTGATTATTATCGTACGTGATATACTTATAACTTTTATTATTGTACCAGAACTTAACTCGAATTATCATACGGATAACACATTCTGGAGGATTGGGGATATTGAAATCCGCATCCACGTCCGTATAATAATTTGTACTTTTCTTAGTTGAATATTTTATTTCTTTTTTCCAAAATGGATCATCTGTTTTTTTGGATTTATCGTGATCAACATAATACTCAATACACTTAGTTTGAATTTTGTAATCATGTTTGTTAGATAAAATTTTTGTGACCACTTTAAAATAATAAATTACGTTAATTAAAAACTTATGTAGAATATTCATTAATGTAATGGAAGGTAATTTTTTAAGCCGGTATAACAAACGAATGAATGAATGGATGGAGAAAATTAAGAGTGATCCTGAAAATAAATCTGAATACGAGGCCGAAATGTCGTATTATATATCAAAATGTTTACCTTACATGAAAGACTATACAGATGAAACTACACAAACGACCCACACTAATAACGTATTCAACTGTAAAGAGACAGCGGGTGCGCGTAAAAAGGATATTTTTGTAGACTATCTCATCGACGTAGAAAAAATAAACATAGATCGACCGATTGAAAAAATGGTAGATCGATGTCCGAACTGTGAGACGAGTAATTTGTTTCATTTTTCAGATTCTGCAGATTTGGTGTGTGACGGATGTGGTACGGTCCTGGATGTTTTGTTAAGCGAAGAACTGACATACAAGGAAGAACAAGAAACTTCTGAAAAAATTATTAACTATTCGTATAAACGAGATAATCACTTTAACGAATGGCTATCACAATTCCAAGCACAAGAGATGACGACCATCCCCCCAGAAGTTTTACAAGAACTGAGGAATGAGTTTAAAAAGATAAAAATTAAGTCACTGTCCGAAATTACTCACGCGCGCGTCCGATCACTTCTCAAGAAACTTAAGCTTAATAAGTACTATGAACACGTACCTTTTATCACAAATATACTGAGTGGAATCAGACCACCAAAAATGCCTATAGAGATTGAAGAAAGATTACGGTTAATGTTTAAAGAAATCCAAAAACCTTTTGACGACAATTGTCCGGCAGAACGCAAAAACTTCCTAAGTTACTCTTTCGTTTTGTATAAATTCTGTGAACTTCTCTCCGAAGATTCTTATCTTCAATACTTTCCTTTGCTAAAATCCAAAGAGAAGCTTCATCAACAAGACGTTATCTGGAAACGTATTTGTGCGACTCTTAAGTGGGAATTTATACCTACAATATAATATGAACGTGAACAATTACACCCAACAAATTCAATACCACATCGACAAAATCAACGAGATTCTGTATTGGCAGGCGGTTCGTGAAGAGGTGATGGCCGACTGGAACCCTCCCCAAAACTACTCTATATGGGGTCAAAACAACGCTTTCGGCTCCGTAGCCGGAGCGGCGGATGAAGAAGATACAGCTGATTCGGAAGCGTCAACCACCTTTTTGAACGAGGACGTTCCCCAATAAAAATACCCGCGTTATATATCTTGCGCGTGATGTTCAGACGGATGTACAGGCATCCAGATTTTATAGGTGCACAGATATCACCACCTAATAACATCACGGTGATCACGAAGAATGGAGTTGAACAATACACGAGTAATACCGAGGTTTTTAGATCAGAAGCTACATTGGACAAAACTACAAAAGAACTTAAAGGTACGTCACGAGGAAAGGATAAGATAGCTCGACTCTTCGTTGAGCCGACGGTTGTACGCAAGGGTCGTTTTACGATCACATTGTATGACCCATGATCTTATAGCTCAGTTGGTTAGAGCGTGGTGCTTATACTAAGTATACACAGTGAAATTGTATTCACATGAGGCACGCCAAGGTCGCGGGTTCGAGCCCCGTTGGGATCATTTTTACATACACGATCATGTATGTAAAAATGATTTAGTATAGTATGAGATATAGATCCGTGTCGAGGGAGTTTTTCAAGACACGACGGAATCTCAAAGGTTTGGTGGAAGATCATCACGTGATTCCTAGACAATTTAGGGCACACCCGACCGTTAAAAAATTTAATTACGATATGAATTCGAGTAATAATTTGATTCTCATGCCTACAAATTTAGGTAAACATAAATTAGAATTGCGCGAAAATAGGTTGGTACACGACGGTAATCATCATAGGTATAATCTGTTTGTAGAACAAGTTTTGAATGTAGTACAGACAGAAAAAGATTTAAATGACTTTGTAATTTTTTTAAAAAATTCATGTAGATTTAATCCACAAAATATTCCTTGGTAATTAAGTTTTTATTTCAAAAGAAGTTTCGGTAGTTTGCTGCAACTGTGTGTACGGTATATCTTTGATTTTTTCCAACATGTTTTCAATATTTTTTTCAGTTATGATGTAACAGTGTTCTATGAATAATCGACCGCTATATTCCACGACTAGAGGTCCTCGCTTTGAGATTGTAGATTCCATGGTAAACTATGGTATCTTTTCTTTATCATCGTTTTCTATGCAAATTTTTTTAACTTCCACCCGAGCACCACGAAACGGTGGAAAATTTATCAGGTACGCTGTTTTCAACCCCGTGAGTTTGAGGTAATTTAAACCTTGAAGTTCCACCGCATCATTGAGCGTTTTTATCGTTTTAAACTCTAGAACTATAGAATTATCTATAATAATGTCAGCTCGCAGGTATCCGATGATGTGCCCTTTGAACGGTATTTGAATATTGCGCTCCGATTCATATGGAACGTGGTGTTCTCGTAACATTACCTCAACAGCCGTGTGATACACTCGTTCACTGTACCCCGGACCTAGTGTTGTAAAAATTTCATCTACTATCTTTTCTATATCCATTTCTAAATTTATGTCCTAGTCTTTAAGACCTTGACGCATCATGGCATCATCTAATTCGTCAACCTCGTGCCATGCTAACTCACATTCATATGAATTCTTTGTCGAATCACAAATTTCATGTGCTTCCTTGATCGCTTCTCGAAATCTAAGCCTAAGTCGAGGATTGTCAAACTTTTTTTTAGGTTTTTCCACAAAAGGTTTTTCGTATAAACCGTTCAAAACATTTTCGCGCGTTTTTGCCAATTTATACTTGTACACGTCGTTACAAGAATATACACACACTACCATATTCTATATTAAACCAAGTTTTTTAAGTTGGTTATGTCTGGAAAATATATCATCGAAGCTTCGTGGGAAAGAATCATCGAGGATGATTATGACACGGCTTTGGAATTTCTTCTGAAAGCGCGAACCGATGTTAACGAACATTTTGCTGATCTCTCTGAAGAGCAAAAAATCGATCTTGTCAAAGTTCTATGCACGAATGCATCTATATTACATAAATCCACTAAACAACTCATAGGAAAGCAACATTATAGTAATTAAAGTTTTGTGTACTAATTAAATCAATATGTCTTCGTATAAGTCCGAACGTTGCCCCTTCACGTACCGCGTATCTTCCATTGGTCGTATCATCGATGGAGACACCATCGACGTAGCTATTGACCTAGGTTTTGATGTGTGTACCAAACAACGCATTCGCCTCATGGGAATTGACACACCCGAATCAAGAACTTCCGATAAAGTTGAAAAGGTTTTTGGCAAACAGGCTAAAAAGGTACTCAAACAATGGTGTATGAAAGCCGTGGCCTCGGAAAAGGATGATATCGACATAGAGCTTCGATGCTCGGAAGCCGACCCGAGGGATAAATACGGCCGAGTTCTCGGGGAAGTCTGGATTTGTGAAGATGATAACTGGACCAACATAAACCAATGGATGTGTGAAAATGATTACGCAGTTCCATATCTCGGTCAAAATAAGGATGATGTCGCCGGGCAACATGAACGAAACCGTCGTAGGATGGTAGCTAAATATGGGGGAGATATATTAGTTGAACTCCATGGAGATAATAACCAGGAAATTAAATCGTACATCGTTGAAAAGTATGGTCAATAAAATATAATTCGTAATCAGTTAACATCACGGACTTTGAATCCGGGTGGGAGCTTTTATGCCTCTGTAGCTTAGTTGGTAGAGCGTCGGCTTTGTAAGCCGAAGGTCGCGAGTTCGAGTCTCGTCGGAGGCATCGTGGGCTTGTAGTGAAACGGATATCACTCTGGACTTCTAATCCAGTATTCCGGGTTCGATTCCCGGCAAGTCTGATCATAAATCAACTTAAAAAATCCCCGAACATATTATTAAATGTTTGCGGTAGTAAACAGCTTGATTTCTCCTATTCTAAATATAAAAAAACGCATCGTGCATCGAAGTGCGGTATTAGATCACCCCCCACCCCCCGTTGATACAAAAAATACATGGGATTACGGTGCATATTCCGTGAAGGCTACGGTAGAATCCATTGATAAGAATGGAAATGTGGATAGAACTTTTATAGGGTACAGCCAGAACATGGATATTACATCGAGAACTAAACTTGCATGTGATCGACATAAAACACCCGGTACAGAGTGTGGAGAACCTGTCATGATCATTAAGGGTGGAGAATGTGACGAAGTTATATTCATGAAAACAAAAGATAATGGAAAATTAATCAATTTAACAAACCCATTTTTTTAATATCACATTATAACAGATGAATGCACCACTCTTATTTTTATTATTTTTGTGCATTTTTATATTTTATTCAACAGGTTATCGTACATTCAAAGACGAAAATGGGAAAGTGATTCCTCATTTAACTGTGGAAAAGCAGGAACAAGATATGGTCGCGGAGTATATTCGTGAAGGTGATAAAGTTTTAGAATTAGGGGCTAGATACGGAACTGTGAGTGCGGTAATACTCGATAACGTAAAAGATGAACGAGATTGCGTTGTCGTCGAACCCGACACTAAGGTGACTAACGCTTTAAAAGGTAATTTGGAGGGGTGTAATTACGGTAACGCACATGTATTCGTAGGAACTGTGGGTCCCACAAAACAAAAAATTAAGGGTGACTATAACTACGCCACATACACCGTAGATTGTAACGACGATACATGTGATATAGATAATTTGACGTATGATGAATTGCAGAGAAAATATGACATAGAATTCAACACCATCGTCGCGGATTGTGAAGGATGTTTACCCCAAGTGATAGATCATATATCTACTTCTTCTCCTTCTTTACAACCATTAAAAAAGATCATAGTCGAAACAGATTACCCAGATAGGGTAGATTACGAAAAACTTTACGGTAAATTAAAGACCTGTGGATTTAATAAAACTAAAGGTGATTTTGTACAGGTATGGGAACGAAATTAATCATATTCTTGGTTAACAGTTATGGGTGGTGCATCGAGTATCTGAAATTGAAACACATCTTCAACTTCAGATGGTTTGATTTGTATAACTCTACATTCTTGTGTGTTGACAACTGTTTTAGTCGGTGTTATGATAGCGTTAGGCTTACAAAGTAAAGCGTACGATATCATCTTGTTATACTATATGGATATTTATGTATCCATAAATTTGCTAGCCATTTTTCCCCATTTTCAACAGGTAAACCTCCGTGGAGAGCTTGATTTGTTATGCGCCCCATACCGTTTAACGTATCAAAGCATAAAACGTCACCTTTTTCGAGTTTAAACTTTTTATTCAGATTCGGAAAGTTTGTTTCCCCACCCACGTATCCATCGTTAAGAGCTATTATACACGTGTGTCGTCTGGGATTTTTCAATGGTAAAACGTCTTGGTGCGGTGAATAAAATCCACCCGGTACGTATTTTAGGGTTTGTAACGATTCACATTCGATGAGTGTTTTATCGTATAAGGATGCGCAACGTTTTGACACATCACGAACTATTTCGTCGTCATAATCTAACCACGCCGTTTGGCTTATTCTGATAGTATTGTCAGCACTTTTATCGACACCTATCGTTGAACTAGATAATCTAGGTTTGGAAACTTCTACGATGTGATCACATTCTTCGTGTGTGATAAACCCCTTACGCACTTTAGGACTCTTATATTTCGACATAAAAGTGTAAATCAAAAGGGCCATCACTACGATCACTACCACGAACGTTCCCATTAATTTAAACCTCTATTTTAATATTATGAGGTATACGTGCCACGTACCTTTTTCTTATTTTTAAAGCTACCATGTTATAATATTCGATAATTCCCTTGATATCCTTTACTATTTCATCTACTCTCGAATTATCTACCATATATTGTCTGAGCGCATCTCCTAATGTATCTAAAACCATTCTATATATTTCTTGAATATCTGTCACCTTGTCATTATACTTATCTCGGCGCTGTAATTCACACTTGAATTCTTCTTTACTCATCTCGTTTAATAAGTATCGTACTCTCATATATTTATGATCTGTGTAGGTGAAATTAAATCTATAAAACATTTCTCGATCTATATGTGATAAGAGTAATGAAGCTTTCAGTATATATTCCGGTGCCTTATTACGTCTTAATTCGTGATAATTGGGACGACCTCCGCATGGAATGTCGCCGTGTTCGCGCGTTTTACTTTTGAAATATTCTATATAATGTGGATTGTGTATTCTTCCCGTTTCTATCATTCCTGTATTGAAATCAAACGTTGTGTGACACACGGTACACCACATTTGTGAACATCCATCTATTTTATATATCATCGTGTTACATTTCGGGCATGGTTTCGTATCTTTTTTTAGTAATTTTATACTCTTCACCGTGTTTGGGTCACATACGTGACCTTCATGCTTTTCTTCGTGACATTTTTCACAAAATTCCTTTTTACATATTCCACACACGTAATTATCCCCTAAAAAACCTCTACAGTTTTCGGATAAACACGCTTGTGTGTACACCGGCATAGCTCTCGACACGTTTGGATCCGTTCTACTTAACGCGTTAGCTTCTAGAATTACATCATGTATCACTTCGCGTAATAATTGTATGAGATAGTGTCTGCAACTAATTATAATATTATCAGTACTACACAATTTCACCGTTTCTAGAAATTGCATGAGCCATGAATAGCTTCGTCTTAAGGATCGTATCTGTAGAGTTCTCTCTACGTAAGGTTGTGTCTCGGGTAAACGCGCTTGCTCACGTTCAAAGAGGATATTCTCTCTGTGTGTTTTATACGTTTTGTTTCTGAAGGCTCTGGTACAAAAAGAATCTACAAATTCTCGATTAAATTCATGTCTACAATTCATACAGTGAGGGTCTTTACTAGTTGATAAAATGTATGTTTGTAGACAAGTTTTACAGGCATCAAAGTCGCAAAAGGGGCACGTCACTTTCAAATGATTTGTCTTATTAAAATCTTCAGTACACGACACACAAGTGGACATATACATTATATAACTATTTTCTTTAACTATTGACAAGTTACGAACGACTCTATAATAGTGTACAAATCATCACGACCATACGTCGATTCTACAAAAAACATGAGTTTTTCAGCCTCCTCCCAGGATTGATCATCACCGTAATATTTATAGTACACGTAGGCAAGTTCCCCTACATTATCTTCACACCATGTTTGGACTTCTTTGTTCGACATTTCATGGGTAAGATATTTCTTAAAAAAATTTGAAACATCTTGTTTAAGAATCATTTTTGTTATCAGAGAATCTTTTATAAAAAACATCTTACAAATTTTTTAGAAAAATTCCACTTAGGTTTTTTTTATTTTTATATAATAAACAAATGAGTTATAATAATAGCCGAACATTCATGCAAAAACATGGTTTAAAGATCGGTGTCGGAGTTGTTTCTTTGATCATACTCATCGCCACGATAGTGATGCTGACAGGGAAGAAAGAAGAAGAGCCTGATCTCTCCCCCTCCCCATCTGCGGCGGCGGATGCGGTCGCGTTCTTACAGAATACAGACCAATCTGATATTGACGGTACTGCGGTGCAGCCCAATCCCGACGAAGAGGCCATCGCGAGGGCCCTCGCCGCGGTGCAACCTGCTTCGACTGTCGAAACCTATATGATGGTACCGGGCACCAAACCTCCTTTAGATTATACCCGATTTACTTCTTCTTAGTAGATTTTTTGATCATTTTGGAAGAGTTATGAAGCGCCCGAACACCGCGGGTCTTTTTATTTTTATTTTTAATAGCTTTTTGCTCTTTTAAATAATTATTCATTAGATTGTTACCTCCACCGCGCGTGTTAACTTTGTAGTTGGTGGGAGCATAACCACCCTCACTATCCCTCATAAAATATCCTCTGACAAGATCATTCATATTTTCATTAAGAGATGTAAACTTGGTCATATTATAATGTAACAATTTTATTTTATAGACGAACACAACCAGTTATTCGTTTATAAAATATTTTTAAATTTGGTTACAGATTTTATCTCATTTTTGAGATATTACCCGTTATTTCAGCCAATTTATCTTTAAATAAACTAACATTAACATCCCGCCCATATGGTACTATATAGGAACGGAATTTTTTTATTTTTTCTTTTTTAGATTCTTTAATTTTGTCGGGGAGATTGTTAAGTTGTTTTACTATATCTTCACGAGCCCTTAAAGATACATCAATACTTTGAAGTTCTAGTCTGGTTTTCGCTTTGTTAATGTTCTTTCGCCATTCACTCCCAACGTAAGACCTTACTTTTAAAACTTCCCTGTCCTGTTGTTTAATTAGTTCTCGCGCTCTGCCTTCAAGTGCGAGTCGATATGATATAAATCCCGGACTTATGTTAGGTTTTCCGGCTTTATTACTCATTTTATTGAACGGTTTTTTTAGATTATTACTTGATTTCGCCTTAGGTAATAATTTACGTTTATTTTGCTCCTGTTTATATCGGAAAGCTTGGTTTATTTCCTTCCGTATATTATTCAGACCTGCGGAATCCGCCTTCGGGATTCGTCCCACGAATGAGTTCTGTGCCGGTTTATTTAATTTTTTTATATTTTGTAACATAGCATTTTTTCTTACTTTTAAGGCACTATTTACTTTGTTTTTGGCCGCAGCGTTTCTTAATGTTCTATTTTCTTTTTGTGCATCGATTAATACCTTCACAGATTTATTCCATTTTTCTTGACTTTTTTCCTTGTACGCTTGGTTTAATTGACCTTCTATACTCTTTCGTTTCGTTGAATTTATAAATGCTAATTGTTTTTGGCTAACCAATGATTTAAATCTTCCAAACTTTTCGGGGTTGACGTTAAATAACGGTTTTTTATTTTCCGTGGTAACTTTTTCAAAGAGGGGATTATTACGATCTCTTGGTATAGGGTTTATCCGCATCTTTTTCTGGGGTCCCGGCGAACCCGTGTTCGTGTATACCGGCTTTTTTCTATCTAAAAATTCACGCTTTTTTCTGGCACGTTTCTCAGCTTCAGCCTTGTTCGCCAGCTTTTTCTTTTCCTCAGCCTCTTTCCTGGTTCTCATGCGAATGTTTAAAAATGCCTTTAAAGCCGAAATATTCGCGGGCTTTTGATCGCGTGACGAAGGGTTGAACCTGGCTCTCGCTTCAGTTTTATTGTCATTTGTGGCGGTGGGATATTTCTTTAACAAATTATTAAATGCTCGTTGTCTGTTTGCTACAGCCTTGGTCTCAGCAGCTGCATTAGCTTGTTGTTTTCTATTACCCGCCTTTTTTCGAACAAGTTCGATGACACTTCTCTTAATACTATTTAAGTTTTTGGTTTGAGCATTTCGTGTGAATCCCACCTTTTCATCGTTGGTTAAGTTTTTGTAACTATTTAATAATGTCGCTAATTTTGCGGCTTTATTAGCGGCAGCCCTGGCTTCTGCGTTAGACTTGGCTTTGGCTTCTGCGTTAGACTTGGCTTTGGCTTCTGCGTTAGACTTGGCTTTGGCTTCTGCGTTAGACTTGGCTTTGGCTTCTGCGTTAGACTTGGCCTTAGCGTTGGCTTCGGCTTTCGCGGCAGCTTGCTTGGCGCGGAACGCATTTTGAATTCTTCTAGCGGCCATTTCCTTATTGGACGCGGCTTTCTGGTTCGTTAGTCGTTTCTCTGCACTGGCTTTTTCGTTCGCCATACGTTGCTCCGCGGCTTGTGCATTCGTGTTAGCTTTAGCTTGGGCCTCCGTTAATTTTGTACGTGCGTTGGAAGTCTTTTTGTCACGTGCCTTATTTATTAAATTTTGTAAAGTTTTTAAATCGTTGGACGAAACGTTACCATTAGTCTCAGCTTTCTTCTCAGTGTTCTCTACTATACGTTGAAACGTTATAAAAGATTCGTGGTTCCCACCTTTATTAGGATGAACTACGAGTCGACCTTGCGCCTTAAGTTTTTTGAGTGTGTTTAATCTAATCTGCTTTTCCTTTTGTTTTACGGCTTCGGCATTCTTTTCTCTCTGCTCCCGTAACGCGTTATTCTTATTTTGTTGAATTTTAGTGGCTTCTTGTTTTTTAAATTCTTCTGCTATTACACTTATACGCTCTCCCCCGTTAAATCTATTTATGTAAGGTTGTCTGTTAGTGACCTTGTATTGATTCAAAAGTTTGGTGAGCATACGTAATCGTTTTTCCTTAGCTTCTTGTTCGATTGCGGCAACCTTTGCGTTAGCGTTCCTCTTAGCGTTATTAGCTTTTTTCATTTCTTCGGTATTATTCGCCTTTTGCGCCTCCCGACCAGCCGCTTCAGCTTCCTGTTTCGCGGTTGCTATTTTAGCGTTCGTACTATTTCGGAGTTCATTTGCTTCCCGTTTCGCGTTTGTTATGCTATTTTCTAAGGTACGCTTTTCATTCGCGGCATTCTTTTGGATTCGATTAATATTTTGTTGCGCTTGATTTTCAGCTGCTCGACGAGCCTGATTACCAGCCTCTCTCGCTGCAGCTATGATTTTTGTGTTAACATTTTGCTTACTCTGGTTAAGATTCTCTTGTAATTTTTTACGATTGGCCGCGTTTGTGTTCATTTGTTCCCGTGCAGCCTTGTACTTTCCTTCGAGTAGGTTTTTCTTTTTCTTGGCTTCAACCTTTAGTTCGTTAGCTATCACACCTATACGATTTCCTCGCTCAAATCTTTTCGTATATTCCACACGTTTATTCATAGGAACGTTGAAGTTATTGAGAAGAGTCTCGAACATATTTCTACGCTTTTTATTCGCCCTTTGTTTCATATTCGTGACCTCTTTCTGGGCAGTGTTTAACTTTGTTGCCTCGTTAGTCGCTTTTTGTTGTAAATTTGTGACTTCTCTTTGGGAAGTGTTGAATTGTTGTCTCATAGTATTAAATTGCTGTTCGAGTTCCACAACCTTTGCATTCGCCGTTTCTTTGGCTCGCTTCGCTTCGTTTATCGCGGTTTGATTATTGGATAATTGTGCAGCCTTCGCAGCCTGGACAGCTTCATTGGCTAGTCCTTTTTCTTCGTTTATTTGGTTTCGGGCAGCTTTATACTTCCCTTCGAGTAAGTTTTTCTTTTTTGTAGCGGTGTTTAATTTTGTTGTAGCATTGTTTTTAGCAGCGGAAATGTTATTTATTTTTTCGGAAGCATTGTTGAGTTTTCTCACAGTATTACGCTTTTCGTTTTCTAATTTATTAATTCGTTCTTTAGTTTCCCGCTCTTTCTCGTTCATATTTTTTCGTAACGACTCGTACCTATTCCTAGCTAACCTTGCTTCATTTCTGGCGCTCGCGCTTTTACTTTCCGCAGCCCTGTTTGCTAAACGCTCGGCTTCTTGGCGAGCTAAATTCATACGACGAGCCATCTCGCGACGCTCGGTTGCTAACTGTGTAATCGCGGCGTCACTTTGTGATGTATTACGGGTTATTCTGTTAGTAGACATCGCACCTCGGAGAAATGATGAACCACCACCACCGTTAGTGACGATACGTCTACCACCCATACCGTTAGTGACGATACGTCCACCACCCCCACCCCCACCTCCACCGGTTGATTGTAAACGCCTTTGGTGACGTAAACGCGCCAAATCTCTGGCGAGATCACCTGTGGATTGGGCTGTACGGGGAGCAACATTTACGTTAGGTTTCTGGTTTCCATTTCCGGTACGGTTACGGTTACGGTTACGGTTACGGTTACGGTTATTGTTATTATTTTCGCGCGTAGCGCTTTCGGTAGCTTCTTTCACAGCCCCTGATGCGACGCGCGCACTATTTATGTTTGCGCGTTCACCGTTATTGTTATTGTTATTGTTTGCATTCCTCGTCGTGTTTACGTTATTTTCTAAATTGTAAAACTTATTATCAGAGGACACACGCTGGGCTGTTGCCCTTCCGTGTAACAAAACGGGTTCGCGGACGTTCATGCTCCTGAGGCGACGCCCTATAGCACCTTTTAAGTCGCTGATGGTTTTGTCGAGTTGAATTAAACCAGACTTTTTCGCGATTCTTTTTATATCGGTGAGTTTAGATGTACTCTTAAACAGTATCTCATAATCTCTCTGGGTGAGGGGGGATTTAGCGTCTAATAGGTACTTTTTATCTCTCGTGAGACCGAGAGGGGGTAAAGGAGAACGATTTTCTTTCGCCGCTTTCATGATTTCACACACTTTGGTTCTCGACAATTTCACCGTTTCACCTGTGTGTAATTTAATCAATCTCCTGATATTCCCGGATTCAGTACCTGGATCACACGCATCCATATTGTTATATTCTGATAAAAAAATATAACAAGATGTTTATTTAAAAGCTAAAAAGAATAAACGTAACTTATCATCAAACGACATCTTAAACGAAAACAAATCGTAATCTTCTGTGTCTACTTCTACGACTTTTCCTATTTTATCCAAGTTTATATCCGCTCGTATGTTTAACAAAGAGGACATGAACGTCTCTACGAACTTGCTGAACGACGCGATCTTCTCAAAGAATATATCCTGACTCTTCAATTTTAAACATAGTATTTTGTGTGGGGCTTCACCCTCAAACGGTGTGATGGGCACTCGCTCCTTTATACCACCGTCCATGTATATCATATCATTAAGCTTTACACTGGATGCTAGAATGGGTATAGATATACTCATACACACAGCATCGATGACCTTCATGCTGGGATGTGAATCTGAAGAAAAATACTCTGTACGCCCCCTGTTTAAACAATATGTCGATATATGTAATTTTCGTTTCAGTTCTGAGAATGTTGGATCACAACCGAAAACATCCTTTAACACTTCTCTTATAGGATCTAGATCTATTAAACCGTAATTTTTCATAAACGATTTGAGATTGTATTTGGTATGTTTTTTCAAATCTACTTTTAAAAATTTGTCGAGTACATCGTACAGTGGTATTTCTAATGCTAAGCATACACCTAAAATAGCACCCGCTGATGAACCAGAGATTTCCTTAATATTTTTCAAATCATCCTCTATATTAATTAAGGCACCCAACATGGTAAAAATACCCATTGATGCGGGGCCCAGAACTAAATATTCCATCTCTAGTCACTTAATAGAACTGAGGAAATTGCTTTCGTAAAAGAGCGAACACGACCGCGAAAACGACGGTGTGCGTTAAGATAGCCGCGCGGCTGGTTGTACCGGACATGAACTTGCCGGGAGGGATGGTAAGAAGTAACCCGGGGCTGAGAGCCATGAAGAGAGTCGTGGCGACGAGAAGATCGTTCCTGGTGAGGACGATACCCATAGCCTTGGCGACGAGGGAGTATACCAAGAAGAACACGAGAGCGTGGAAAAAGATGGTAACACGGTCAGTGCCAACCTTGTTGAAGGAGAACTTACGACCATCGGCTTTGAGAATCATACCGGGGCTGAGAGCTAAGAAGAGAGCGGCGGGTACGGCAACCTTGGGTGAAGTTACGGCGGGCATCTTAGGTAAAGAGAGTGTAGGTATCATTTACTGTATTAAAATATTTAAATCTAACTAGGCGTCCGAAAACCTATAGCAGAATCGGACGAAATCCTCATATGTCGCATATCGCATAATGTGTCCTGGATAATTCGCATCATACATATATCGTTGAAGAATACCCCACATATAGTCAAGTTCTGAGCTATAAAAATCACGCCAATCATCAATGTGCATTAGCTCCAATTGATCATTTTCATATTCATCATCACTATAATCAACTTCGTTTCCTGTCGTAGCTTCATAAACATACTGATTCCAGACCATTTAGTTCGTTTCCTTGACACCGGTGAGTGCGAGAGTGGACGTTTCCTTTGTTGGTATACTATCGAGGATAGTCTTTAAGGCACTTTCCGCTTGTTGCTCGTTTCCTGAAAAGAAAACACCGAGACCTTCTTTGACTGAGTTCTTGTTTAAGCCACCCTTTCTCACACTCTTTTTGACCGTGATTTTTCCCTTCTTGAGGTTAATGACGTCGAGACCGTTATCAATCATTGACTTTTTGATTTGCGACTTAAGTGCTTTTTCTGCATCTGCGAGAATTTTAATATCTGAACGAGCTTCTTTAATCTGCCTGTTCAATTCGACCAGTTTAGAGACGCTTTGGGAGAGTTCATCTGTATTAGACATTTTATACTGTAATGTATGAGATTACCTTTAAGTTATTTATACTAAGGGGCGCATCATGGTGTCGGGAACGATTGTAGAGTTGTTCCAAACAAAGGGATCCTTGGGATTGGGGGGCTCGGCGCGCACCTGTTGGTTAGCGTTGCGGAGGGCGCCACCAACGCTCTCGGGGAATCCGATCTGATTCCTAGGCTCGAGGAAATTCTGACCGGCTAAAATATCCTCGGGTGCGAACTGCCCGAAGTCCTCCTGGGAAGCCACCTCCTTGGGTAACAGTGAAGAGGCGAGACCGGTACCGGCCTTCATTTCACAAGCGGAAGAAGGGGCCGCGGCGAGGCCGGGGCTGGGACCAGTATCACCACCGACGGGGGCGAAGTCGCGCTGACGAGTGTACATAGATTTCTTACCCATGGTAGTACCACATGCGCATGTGACAATAAAAATTACGAGAAGCACTAATAAAATCGTACGTGGAGAAATCTTCTTAAACATAGTTCTTTATATAATGTCTACAAATTTTTTTATTCATCCTTAAACATGTAGTCTTCTGGATAAGTTTCATCGAATGTTTCAGTTTCGGGTTCTGGGTCAGGGGTTGGTTCTGGGGCCAACTTCACCTGAACAATGTTCCATGACGGTCCAAATGTCTTCTTGGCAAACCAAAGTCCGGAATACTCTAGGATGATAGAGCAAGGCTTGTCGTCGATGACTATGCTGTCATACTCGACGACCTCCTTGGCATCACTGAATACCTTGGCGTTTTCGAGAATTTCTGCACCGATGACGTCATCCTTAAGATACGCTCGCTTGAGGGTAGACTCGGTTAGGGACCTACCGAACCACTCCTCTGAGTTTTCGACAGCGTTTTTGATGTTTTCCTCGTGAATGGCGTCTATCTGGGTACGGTCTGCGAGTTCGAATACAAACTCTGGTCGTGTCTCGAGAATTTTCACATCGTCAAGTTGTAAGAAAACACGCTTCCTGTCGTCTGTGAAAGTTCGTACGTGGCGGGAGCCATCTTCGGCCTTGGTAATTTTGTTAAAAAGCATTATATACCTTTAACGTGTCATCTCTTTAAACCTATATATGGTATTTTTGAGGCGCGTTCGAGTAGCGGCTTCGGCACCCATCCATCACGCCTTGGTTTAAATCCGTACAATGTTTCTGATGTATTTAAATTGACTGGTATTTTTTGGGCATTAATTGGCCTGTGTGTTAATTCATTTTTAACGTATGCGTTATTAGGTGCCGGTTTCCACTTATAATTTTTGAGATTAAACTGTTGGTTTCCGTATGTTCTTTCATACCCGTTTATCTTGTTATTTTGTGGTGTCACACGCATCCCGTGTACGATCTGTTTTGATAACCTCTCTTTAGATGGTTCTGTTGTGTAATTGGAATATTTGTCGGGGTTAACGCTCATGGCACGTTTTATACTGACGGTTCCTGTCTGTTTCCTCGTAGTCTTAACTTTGGCGAGCTTAGACCGTACCAGTTTAAATACAGTATCCATAGTGTCGGAATTTTTTACTCGCTTGTCGAGTAATTGACCAAGTTTTACGAGACGTTTTCTATCCTTCTCCTTTTTCTCCGGTCGTAAGCGCAATTTTTGCATGAGATAAATATCCTCTATGAGAAACTCTTTACTCGCTACGAATACGTTTTTATTTTTGACTATCTTATTCGTGATAGGATTTCTATATTGAATACCTCTGCGCTTCGTTTTAGCAACATCATACCCAAATTCCTTGGGTCTCATAAAGGGTATATCTAAAATACCACCCACGATAAAATCTTCTATTCTACCCTTTTCGGGGGAAAAACATCGCACGTTTAAATCTAACGCGAATAATTCAACATCTATGAAAACGTTCCTTGTACTCGGTTTATTTGTGGTACCACCCTTTTTCTTTTTGATTAATATATATCTTCGAGTAACGAAAGGTCCCTTTTTATTAAAACCTAAACCGAGATATTTGAAAATCTTGTTGTTACTTATAGAAGATAACCTCTTATGAATTCTGGCATTTAGTTTTTTCGCAATCTGACCGAGTTTATTCCAAAGTAACAGTTTAACCGCTTGCAACCTTCCAAAATATTTTGTGTTAAGTTGCAGTCTGGGTACAAACTTCGCATCAATATCACTCGTGATTATACGATCCTTGTAATCGACATACATATTGAACGCTTCTCCACCGGAAATGATCAGATCTCCCATGGTTTTCATGGTCTCCGAAATTTCACCTATAGTATCTAATAGTATGTCTCGTATATTGTCGGTTACCAATACGTAAATTTGTTTTTCAAACGTCTTAGACTTAAAGTTGCTATGTAAACGATTCCTGAATTTTCCTAAATCCCGTTTTTCGTTTCTCATAAAATATTTCTTAAGTTTAGCATCCTTAAAAAATAAGTTCTCTTCCATAAACGTATTTATGGTAGATATTGGATAACTTCTCTCGTCCATTAATATATAAAGATAAAATAAAATTATGTACATCCTGTGTATCTTTTTGAAGGTAGTTAAAGATGTGATGAGTATGTAATGTATAATGTCTACTGACCCCGCTTGCACTCGTGATTCTTGCCTCGCTGAGATTGCCGCTATTCGCTCTGACATCAAGTCTCTCACTAAGATCGTTCGTAAGATCAAGGCTAAGCTTGACGATCCCACCGGTGAGAAGTCTTCTAACCGCGCTAAGAATAACGGTTTCAACCGTGAACAGAAGGTTTCTGATAAGCTCCGTGATTTCCTCGGTCTTCCCGACGGTCAACTCGTTTCTCGCAGTACCGTAACTCGTGCTATTAACACATACGTTAAGGAGAACGGCCTTAAGCATCCCGATAACGGTCGAGTTCTCATCCTGGACCAAAAGCTCAAGGATCTTCTCGCTCCCCCCGCCGACGTTCAGGTAACTTTCCTCAACCTTCAGAAGTACCTCAGCCCTCATTACACCAAGGTTGAACCTGTAAAGGCTTAAAAAAAAGAATACAATAGAATATAAATGATCATTGATAAGGATTCCGTCGAACACCTTGTTGGTACAAAAATATCTAATATAGATTTGTACCAAAAAGCATTTACACACAAATCAGCGTTGAAAGAAAATGAAGATTTATCAGGTTCTTTCGAAACTTTGGAATTTATTGGTGACTCCGTTCTCGGATTTGTCATCACTAAATTCTTATACGATAAATACGAAAATCGCCAAGAGGGCTTTTTAACTAAAGCTCGAACTAAACTCGTGAGGGGGGAGACTCTCGCTTTTATAGCGTCAAAATTAGGTTTGAATAATTGGGTTATCATGGATGAAAAGGGTATGCGCAATGAATGGAATAAAAATCCTAAGATTTTAGAAGATGCGTTTGAGGCTCTTGTGGGCGCTATATACATGGATCTAGGCCTCATTCACGCCCGTGAATTCATATTGAGAATATACAACAACCCCGAATATGTTAACATGAACTCTATAATGATAGATGATAATTATAAAGATCACTTGATGAGATATTGCCAAACAAATGGGTTATCGTTGCCAAATTATGTCGTAGGTCATCATGGTAACGGGGTATTTTACATAGATGTCATCGTGGACGGTGTATGTATCGGGAAAGGATTTGCCAAAAACAAAAAGCAAGCAGAGCAGCTCGCTGCGAAATCCTTTTTTTATTCACCTAAGTCAGTTTACACAAACCCCAGTTTTCAGCAATGAAATACGGGTCTGATTTTACTCCCAAAAAACGGGTAACTAAGAACGACAAAAAGAAAAAACAGGATGTATACTCCCAAAAGCATATTCGTTTAACGCTTAAACAATTGGAGAGTAAAATAATTAATGCACCCGAATGTGAAAGCGTTGATCGAGAGAGAATATGCACCACAAAAGTCGGAGGCGTGGTTAAATCTCAGGCAGGGCATGCTAACCGCTAGTGACGCGGCTACATCGATCGGTAAGAATCCATACGAAACGCCTGACGGCTTACTTCTAAAGAAATGTGGATTGGGGGTGAAGTTTACTGGAAATGCGGCGACGCGTCACGGTGAACTATACGAAGATGAAGCGCGCATTTTATATGAACAACGTCACGGAGAAGTTGTTCATGAATTAGGTCTCGTTCAACACCCAATACAAAGATGGTTAGGTGGTAGTCCTGATGGTGTATCAGAATCTGGAAAATTGGTCGAGATTAAGTGCCCTCCTCAGCGAGCTATCATTCCCGGTGAAGTTCCGGGACATTATATGCCACAGCTACAACTCTGTATGGAAATTTTAGACCTAGAAGAAGCAGATTTTATCCAGTACAAACCTGCAGCTACGAATTGGCCTAAGCCAGAAGAATTTGACGTGGTTAACGTTCCTCGTGATCGTGAATGGTGGAAAACGTATCTTCCTATAATGCAAGAATTTTGGGATAAAGTTTTATATTTCAGAGAGCATATTGACGAACTCCCAAAACCAAAGGAAAGGAAAAAGAGGGTGATGAAGGAAAAGGTACATGTATGTGAAATAGCGTCCGATCCCGAAGATGGGTATCGTAGCGAATAAAAATAAAGAACCTAAGTCGAAAATGAATTTTATATTTTCTATCAAAACATGTCTAAGTATGAATTACACACATCACTTTACAGCCCTCACCAAGAAGATGGTGTAAAGTGGATGAATCAAATGGAAAATCAACTGAACGGCCCCAAGGGTGGCTTTTTATGCGATGAAATGGGATTGGGAAAAACAATCCAAATTATCGCTACTATACTAAAAAATCCAAAAAAACATACCCTCATCGTCGTTCCAAAAACACTCGTTCCGCAATGGAAAAGTGAGATAAATAAGTTCGCACCCGGACTTGATGTCCTCGTGTATGAAGGAAAAACTAAAATAGGTGATACGAACGGTATCGCCCTTTATGATGTCGTCGTTACATCTTATCCAACTGTATGCAGCAAAACGTCCGCGCTTCATTCACTCTCTTGGGATAGAGTCGTATTAGATGAGGCGCATGAGATACGCAATCGGAAAACGCAAACGTTTAAAAAAATTAACGCACTGAAATCTTCTATTCGTTGGATTGTAACTGGTACTCCGGTGTTTAACTCCATGGAAGATTTTGTGTCTTTGTGTGAATTTATTGGATTTTCAAAGAACACCGTTCAAGCTATGCACGACAAGATAAAGGACATATACATTCTTCGAAGAACCAAAGCTGATGGATACATTTCTTTACCGGTTTGTCATTTTGAAAATGTGGAATTGGATATGTACGAAGAAGAAAGGGCTTTATATGAATGCGCTTTCACAGAAGCCCAAGATTCCATCACACAGGTCATAAGGGGAAGTGTTTCGCTCCACATGCGTAATATGTATATGCTCGAGTGTTTGTTACGCATGAGACAGCTTATGCGATGGCCCCAACTTTATTTGGATGGTGTGGCTAAATCTAATGAACAGATACCCGAAATATGGAAACATTCTACGCATAAAATGAGTCGATTGTTCCAGGAACTCGCTTCACATCCCACAGAAAAAGCTGTAATATTCTGTACTTTCAAAGGTGAACTCGATTACATTGAAAGACAGTTGGCGTGCCCTACTTTCAGAATAGATGGTAAAGTTGAAAAGGATGAAAGACAAAGACAGATTGAGTTATTTGGAAATGCCCCAGACAACAGTGTCATGGTGACACAAATTAAATGTGGTGGTGTTGGTTTGAATATACAATGTGCGACCCGTGTTTACATAATGGCACCTTCATGGAACCCAGCGACGGAACTCCAAGCTATTGGTAGGTGTCACAGATCTGGTCAAAAGAACGATGTTTTTGTGAAAAAATTGGTATATAAAGATACACCCATCGCCAGAAGTGTTGAGTTGGCTATGATGTCTCTCCAGGGGCACAAGTCTATTTTATGTGCAGATGTTTTAAATGATAAACGTGTCGAAAATCAAATCCCAATCAGACAGGAAAAAACTATGGATGCCATCAGAAAAATTTTCCGCGCTTAATATAAATGTATACAGTGACAGAAGGTTCTCGCGCAGAGGTATTTCACGGTACCGCCAAACACACACCGGGAGGTCTCATGAAGGGTGATCTCATTCAGGATAAGTACGGTAGCATCAAGAGCAAGGCTGCCGTCGCGGCCGCTAAGAAGCGTATGAAGGAGGAGGGTGGTAAAGCTATGGTCAAGGTTTTCAAGGCTGCCAAGAAGGGTGATTTTAAGCTCGTCCCCAAGAAGGGTACCAAGAAGTACAAGACCCTCATCAAAAAAATGTAAAGGTATTACAAGAATGACCCTTTCTAAGTGGGACACGTCGGTTCGCATAGCTAAGATAAAATTAAACATAGATCCCAACAGTTTCACCGTGGTGAAAGGTAAACTGTTGAGAGAGGCACAGATGATTTATCATTTTTTAATATCAGAGGAATACTCTACAAAATAAATTGAAATCCCTTTAGTTGTTGTGGTTCATGTACCACGAGTTGGTGGAGTTTCCATGTCACACCGAACTTCCTGTTCAAGAAATATACGCTATTCATCTCTGTGATAGCTACACCAGAATTCCTTGAATACAGTTTGTTTTCCACTTTAGAATTTATACTTTTCTTTTCACTATCGAAAATCCCCGCTTTTATATCTCCATCGGCCGTAGTATCTACGCGAACCCTGAATTTGGGTTCTCTATCAGGAGAGTGCTTTATGTTAGAGTTAAACATGGGTGAAAGTTCGTCTACACTCATGTGTTTACCAAATATATCAACACTTTGTAAACTTACGGCTTCGATGATTCGTTTTTCTACTTCTTGCAAAGTTTCATAAAAATTTTTAACGTAATTTCCTTCTTCGTCGTATCCCTTCATAGAAAAGTCGACATTCCATTTAGTGGCTCCGACTTGAGGTTGGAATCCGGAAATACCGAATGGCATGTACATGCGTGGAGTTTGAATTCTTACATTCTTTCCATCTTTGTTACTCAAAGATATCTTACGACCGTCATAACTTAGTATTTCTAAATTATCTAACAGCGTGTGAAATTTTGCCATTTAATTTTAAATGAACTGTTACCTTTAAGCCGAACACGATGTACATTCAGCTTCCAAACTAAACTGGATTGGTCGAGCTTTTGCTTTACTTCGTAAATAGTACATGCCGGTTTTGAGACCAGATTTCCACGCGTACATGTGCATGGATGACATCTTTGAAAGTGTCGGAGATTCCATGAAAAGATTCATAGACTGGGATTGGTCAATAAAATGACCCCTGTCTGCTGCCATATCGATTATACATTTCTGAGAAATCTCCCAGACAGTCTTATAGAGGTTTTTAATATCATCGGGGATATCTGTGATAGTTTGTATCGAACCACCCGCTTTGACCATTAAATCTTTCATATCTTTTGACCAAAGACCGATTTTTTTGAGATCATCAACTAGATGTTTGTTAACGACGACGAACTCACCGGCGAGAGTGCGACGAAGATAAATATTCGTCGTATACGGTTCAAAACATTCGTTATTACCCAAAATCTGTGCTGTAGATGCGGTAGGCATGGGTGCCATTAAAAGAGAATTGCGAAGCCCCTTCGTCTTTATACGTTCACGCATTGCGTCCCAGTCGTAAAGACCACTGAATTTGGTATCACCTTCCCACATATCCTGTTGTAAGATACCTTGAGACGCAGGGCTCCCTTCGAAACTTTCATACGATCCGTCGATTTCCGCTAATTCAGATGAAGCCTCTAAAGATGCGTGGTACATAGTCTCGAAAATATGAGCATTCATCATTCTAGATTCTTCGCAGTCAAACGGGAAACCGCACATGATAAAAACATCCGCGAGACCTTGAACTCCAAGACCGATGGGGCGGTGTTTCATATTGGACACACGCGCTGGTTCTACGGGATAGAAATTACGATCAATAACTCGATTTAAGTTCTTAGTTACAGTCTTAGTGACTTCATGGAGCTTAGCGTAATCAAATGTTTTTGTCTCCTTATTCACATATTTGGGTAGTGCGATAGAAGCGAGGTTACATACACTCGTTTCATCCTTGTTGGTGTACTCGATAATTTCGGTACAGAGATTGGAACTCTTGATAACTCCTAGGTTCTTTTGATTAGATTTGCGATTACACGCATCCTTGAACAGCATATACGGGGTCCCGGTCTCCGTTTGACTTTTAATAATAGCTTTCCAGACTTCTGCGGCAGGAATAGTCTCATTAGCGAGGCCTTCTTCTTCGTATTTAACGTAAAGCTTTTCAAATTCTTCACCGTATACATCCGAGAGTCCCTTGGCCCTGTCTGGGCAAAAAAGAGACCAGGTACCTCCCTGTTCAACTCGTTTCATGAAAAGATCGGGTATCCACATCGCGGTGAATAAATCGCGGCACCGAGCTTCCTCATCACCTTGGTTGAGGCGTAGCTGTAAGAACTCCATGATATCAGCGTGCCACGGTTCCAGATATGCAGCGATAGATCCTTTTCTACGCCCCGCCTGATTGACATATCGTGCTGTAGCGTTGAATACTCTGAGCATCGGTATAATTCCATCGGATTGACCATTTGTACCCCGAATATGAGACTTGTTCGCGCGAATATCGTGAATATGCATACCGATACCCCCGGCCCATTTTGAGATTTGGGCACACTCAGTTAGAGTACCATAGATACCATCAATAGAGTCATCTTTATTTGCAATTAAGAAACAGGAAGACATTTGTGGACGGGGTGTACCAGAGTTAAAAAGTGTTGGTGTAGCATGAATGAAAAATCCTTGCGACATTTTATCATACGTATCAAGTACAGATGGAATGTCTTTGCCGTGAATACCTACGGATACACGCATGAATAGATACTGAGGAGTTTCCATGAGTTTTCCTTCACATTTCTGAAGGTAGCTCTTTTCGAGTGTTTTTAATCCGAAATAACCAAAATCAAAGTCTCTGTTTGTGATAACTTGATCTTTTACTTGTTGTGCGACTTCTACTACTTCTTCTGTCACTATACCCGATTTATGTAATTTTTTCATTGCGATATGGAAATTATTTGGGGCTATTTTTTGTATGTTACTGGCTATAATGCGAGTGGCTAATATTTCATAATCTGGATCACTTGTGATCATACCTACACATATTTCAGCAGATAGTGTGTCTATTTCATGCGTGGTTATGTTATCGTACATAGACGAGAAAACTTGCTGAGCAATCATAGAAGCGTCTACACCTCCTGAAATATCATAGGGATCGCGTGTTAGTTTGGAGATCCTGTTGGTGACCTTATCAAATTTTACGTCTTCAACACGACCGGACCGTTTAATAACTCGCATACTAATGGTATTAGAAATTTATTTTTTAATTAACACTTGAAGTCCTCACTTCGAACAGTTACAGTCCCAACGGTTTCCATGTATCGGTTGGGGGAAAGATACGAAGTATTCACATGGAAAGGACCTTCGACGCCAGGCTTGGATACCGGAGGGTAAGACCCGATGAAACAATCGGGAGCCGCGCATACAGGTTTTTCTTGATTACAGGGTTTTGTGTTGTAGGCTTCGTCAAAATCAGCGATGTTTAACATTTAATATTTACACAGAGTTTTTTTCCTGGACTATATTAAATGTGCGAAAGGCTTAATTTAAATTCTATACAACAGACACAGACTCCCCTGAACACATTATTCTTTTCAGAGTTTAACATGAACATTCTTCAGCGTGGTATACGTCAGAAATTCAAGGACGATACGGGTGTTGCGATAGATTATCAGAACAACTCTGACCTTTATAGCATCATGAGAGTTGTTTTCATTAACAACGCTGGTAATCATCATACCAAGATAAACGAACAGGTAAAGTTTATGAATGATCTTGTCGTTAAAACTGCTCTGTCACAGATTCAATCTGGGGTGTCTCAGTTTATGGGATACATGCGAGATATAGATACAGCCGCACTTCCACCATCTCTTCCCGCTAATACGAGTACGTTTGGTCTCAAGATAGAAAAGAATGATAAGATTGGTATATAAAGATTTGTGGATATGTATTCATAAGAGTAATGTCACTAAACTATTATAAATCCGAAACAGAAAAGATATGTAAGTCTAAGGGGTGGGATCGCGCTGAAATAAACACTGTATGGTTACTCCTCACCGAAGAAGTTGGTGAGTTGGCTTCAGCTATCAGACAATATAAGAGAACGTTTAAAAAGACTAATATTAAGAAAGAGCGGGGTACTGATATAATGATGGAAATGGGTGATGTCTTTAGTTATTTGTTTCAATTGGCTCATATGTTAAACGTTGATCTTGATAAAATGTGGGTGGAACACGGTAAAAAGATGTGTCACAAAAAATATATATCTGCTTAATATAAATGAGTAAGTATATGCTCGACGTCAACAATACCATGGACGATATCAATCCATTCGCCACCACAGACGGTTTCTCTATGCCTGGTGCGGTTGGTGAAAAACGTGAATATTTGAATCACAGTGATCCATCTATGCCAAAATCTAGGTCGATTTGTGGACAGGCTTCTACATCAGGGTGGAGTGCTGTAGAAACCTGTAAGGATATAAAAAGTCCGTCGGTACTATCTAGACCATTATTCCCAGGAAAGGGGAAAAGTGAACTCGGATACATCGCGACACCCGAACAGGCACCCAGTAAATCTCGTATAAACTTATCCGGGTATTACCTCAAAATTACAATTCTTGTGTTTATAATTCTTCTTCTATTTGTTTTAAAACGTTAAACAGTGCTTCTAATTTGGTCTGATTCAAGCAACGTGATATCATGTACGGTAATGTACTTTCACATATAGCTCGAACAAAATTTCTTTGCCAGCGTTTACTCTTATTTATGTACGGTGGACAAAAGGTGTTATCTAATACCTTAATACTGTTCATAATACGTATAATTGAGTTAATGTCATGGTTTTCGCATAGGACATTTTCCAACTCTATCAAATTCATTTCTCTCACGACTTCGATAGTTTTGTCTACGCGTTCAAGTAAAAATTCTTCGTATCTTTTAGAAACACTTTTAGATAGATAGTTTTCCCATTTCCCGATAGGTTCTGCTTCAAACAGTGCGCAACATACCACGTACCCTTCTCCATCCATATATCTCATGTATTTAAGTTCTATTTTAGAGTTTCCAGTTTCATCATCTTTAAATACATGAGCTTCCTTAATGAAGGAAGGCATATTTCTTTTCTGGTTTATATTCAAGTTTTTTCTCTAAATTCTTTAAATCTTCTTCTTTTTTAAGTTGAAGTCCTATGCATTGATGTTTTTCTAAATTGTAACAACTAGTACAAAATTCTCCATCACAATATTTACAGTGTATGGGTACGCTTGATTTTTTCTTACACCATGCACATCTCATCTTACTACACTTGAATTTATTTTTTTAACCTAAGTCGAGGTGAGTTTTGTAAAATTGTAAGCAAGATGTATTCGTCAATCGTCAATAACACGTTCTCGTATCTTCTCACGTTAGACGACTTTCGAAAGAAGTTTAACGACGATTTCAAACCGTCATGGATTAAGCTCACGACTATCACGATGGTTTCGTCGTTTTCAAAATCTTTAAATATCAAAAAGATTCGTGACGTTTTTGGAAAATCTCCAATCAGGTTACACAGAAACACCACGGATAATAAGCCTATTATTTGGTCTTTAAAACCGACAACGTTTTATAACCAAATTACACTCACATACGAAGATTGTTACAGCGTAAAATCTATAAAAATATTTCCAAATGGGAGTATTCAGGTTGCGGGGTGTAATGATTTACTTAACTGTAAACATGTCATTGAAAGTCTTGTGTACATATTGAAAACTTTTGATGATGATATTATTCCACCGGTTAACTCTTTCCGTGTTGTCATGATCAACTCTAACTTCAGTATCAACTATAATATAAACCTTATGAAAACCGCGGATCATTTTGAGAAATATTCCGATGTATTCAGTGTTTCCTTCGAACCCGACAGGTATTCGGCTGTAAAGGTAAAATTCAAACCGGCAGAGGATATGAAGCAGATTACCGCCAGTATTTTCAGTACCGGGAAAATCATTATCACAGGTGCAGAGACATTGAAGGAAATTGCATTTGGGTATAACATTATAAATCAACATATATCCGAATGTAAAAGTATTTGTGTATCTAAGACACCTTCAGAAGATACGTTTAATATTTTTTCAGGGTACGACATCGAAAAAACTATCACGATGGTCAGAGAGCTAAAATTTAACTCGTGGATAAATACCGCGAGCAATAGGCAAATTAATTTCTAATTGTAATATAAATGTCTCAACGACTCGGTATGGCCGATGGAAGATGCTTCACTGTCGCAAACTCGTCTAAACTGTACGATTCCTATATCATGCAGAAAAATGGAATCAAACCCGAAGATAATTACTCGTACCGCCAACTCCTGCAATCGAAGGGTCCCGAACTTAACAAGGAGGTACAGAAGCAACCCGCTCCTTGCAGTTTATGTGATTCTACTATAAATTTATCAAAAATTTATTGAGTAAAATTTTAAAAATAAAAGTCTGGTGTAGTTTTACGAATGACAACATGTGCTATCTGCCTTAATCCAGTGAGAGAATCGAGAGCCAATAAACCCCTCAGGTGTGGTCATCTTTTTCACTCTCACTGCATAGAGGATTGGAAAAATAGGGGAAAACAAACATGTCCCGTATGTAGAAAAATATTCGACGGGGAAAACTTTAAAGTACAGGTAACAGTACATAACACATTAAATGAAACTTCAAATACAGTAGAAGTTGGTGATCAATATTTATTTGACGTGTTAGACGTATTTTTTGATGTTGAAAATTTGATAGATATGGAGAGTTTACTTCGTGACTTTGGAGTGAGTATGTCCGACCTTGATCCCTTGGTTCTTAACACAGAATGATCCACAATACTTATTATAGTTTATAGACTCGTATTTACGACTCGTTCGTCTAGGATCCCTTATAAGTTTCCCAGTAGCACCCGTTATTAAAGGGCCGGTAGCCCACCCCCGTTTATGACTGAAAAATTCAGCTTTAAATGTGATAATCTTACCGGGTTTCATGGTAGTTGTAGCTCGTTTAATACGAGATACAGGCACTTTAAAGAACTTCGCCACACTCTCATGAGTATCCCCCGCCTTGATTTTATACTCAGTCTTACTATGCTGTTTATAAAAATGGAAATCGCCGTGACACAATGTATTTCTCTTTTTGCACTTCGCTACGAATAACATAATTTTATAATACGAAGGTTTACACTTTTCCCCAGCCGTCGATTTATAAACTTTTTTAGGATTATCGGAAAGAACTTTTTTCGGTAATTTTCCGCACCCGTGATACAAATTTCTACTGTTCATACTCGCGCGTTCACCAGGCTGACTTTTCCAATTCCTGTATTTTTGGAAATCGTGAACTGCATATGCATAGCAGTTGTTATTATTTTTACCCACAGGACCTCCCCATTTTCTGGTTGTAAAAATATGTTCAGAACCACTGCTGGGTGGATTCTTCACCATTAATATAAGCTAGGAAAAAAATATACACACTTAATAAATGATTAAGGAACTTATGAACTCTCGCAAACCCCTCGATGCGGTCACCGAAATTCTTCTTTTTGTACTCGTAATTCTCATCTCGACGTTTATTCTCAGGTACACTTGGAACAATTCTCTGGTGAAGCATATCACCGTTCTCAAGAAGATTAATACGTTCACCGACGCTTTACTTCTTTCTATTTCTCTTTCGGTAATCCGGGGTATCTAAACCTCACGGAAACCGACAACCTTTTCACCAGTCGAACTCGTCATAGTGGGATAGCCGTCTATCCCGTCACAACCACCTTTGCTGCAATCAACGAAGGTGTATGGTTTGTTCTTCTTCTTCATGTAATCAATCTGCTTACGAGTCCATCCACAACCCATGGTGCCGTAAACAGTCCACTTGTCACCAGAAGCCTTGGCAGCTGGGGAACCACCCTGAGGTCTCGTGATATTCCAAAGAATGATGATAATGAGAATTATCAGTGAAGCAAATACTAGCTTATCGTTCATTTATGATATGTAGATATTTTTTTATGTGCATATTATAAATGAACGTGAAGTACGAAGCCCTGGTAAGAGGGTTCGCGATATTTTTTGCTAATATGTTCACGGTGAGGTGGGCGATAAAGAGTAATTTAAAGCATGACGAAATATATGTTATATTTATCATATTAGCAGCTATTGCTACAGCACATTATGTATATAAAAAGTAGAGGCCATATAAATATATGAATGATGCGCGTCACGCGGTCGTTGAATCTCCGGATGGATCAGTGGCGATAGCATTTAACCAAGAGGTTCCACCACCGGAACCACCGGAACCACCCCCCGAAATGATAAGAGTACGACCACGTTTCAGAATTTTAATAGAATATCATCCAGTTGTGCGTGCTCTAGCGTATATATTCTTGATTGCATCCGGTATAAATTTGGGTATTTTCAGGAGAATAATAGATATTATCAATTTCGTGTTGATAGTATCTACGACGGGTGCTCTACATACCGAACATTCAGCATCGATAACAGTTGTAGTGTTTCATGGTACGTGTACAGGGCTTATGATAGTACCATTTTGTGTTCTTAGAATGTGGGAACAAGCTATTTACCAATTTTCAGTCACTGTTATGTGTCTCACCGCATTTAATACAGCTACTGAAATAGCCGAGCAATTACCTAATCCCTGAAAATATCAAAGTCTGGCATTTTATGCTGCGGACTTTCTGTGTATTCAGGTCATCAATTATAGACATGATGAGTTCGTTATCATCGTTCTCATCATGTTCCCCTCACTTCGTTCGTATATGTTTATTTCTTTAAAATGTTACTTTCTTTGAGTACGCGAGACTGGGCGTCTTGCTGTGGGTGGTTTTTTACTACCAGTTTTTTGTTGTTGCGCTCTAGCTAAAATTTGTGCCGCGTTATTTGTTGTCATGGTTTTGGTACTGGCAGGTTTGGGTGAGAATATTGAAGTAGGTTTAGCACTTTTCTTTGCGGAATTCATTATTTTGGCTGTGTCAGACTTCCCCGAAATATACGAGTGTATAAAAAGTTTTTCGTATGATAAGTTTACGTTGTGCACCCTCGACGACATAGGAACCTCTTTTAATCTATGAAGATGTATCATAGAACCCGGTCCTCCACCCATCCCCAAATATTGAGGACCGAGAACGTCTTCGACAAACCTTTTAAATCCTGGGGTGGTGAGCGCTGGTGCACTATATAAAGCGTTCAAGAAAAAGTGTGCGTCGTACATGTAATGGTTTCCTCTGTATATACCGTACATGGATCTAAATGTTTCATTTGGGGCTTTATTAATCTCTGGATTACGTATCCCGTTTACTGTTGATAACCCGTAATCGATTATTTTTATTTCACCTTTTTTGGTTATATAAATATTACCCAGATGGAGATCATTGTGTCTGAATGACTTAGATTTGGAATGAACGGTGCGTAATATTGTCAAAACTTGAATTACTATTTGTTTAAGTCTAGAACCGTACCCAATATCAAATCTACGTTTTGGTAAATATTTATCCAATGATTGTCCTTCGAGTAATTCTAGATATAAATGATCAATAACCTTCGCTGGAACCTGAGTTGTACCGGTTTTTACACCCGTTTTGGCTTTTGAACTGGATTTTGCGTCTTTGGACGAGGTTGGTGCGGATCGGGTAGTTAAATACTTACCCTTTGGTAACTCGGGTTTGCTATTTTTTAAACATTTCCCATAACCATATATTTTAATACCACTCGTCGAAAGTTTTCTAAAATATTTAGCTAAATTTCGCTCACCACTCAAATTGCTATTGGATGTTTTATACGCAACCTTTTTTGAGCATTCATCATTTAAGCATGCTTCATACACGGATCCATATTGACCTTGACCAATTTTTTTCACGCGTTTAAAAATTTTATTTGGTTGACATGAAGTTTTCTTTATAGCTTCTTGAATTTCTTTGTTCATGACCTGCTATAGACTAATATTATTTTCATAGGAAGGGTGACTTCATATCAAAACTGAATTTATATTAAAAAAATTAAATACTATTTACTCTTCGTCGATCTCACACTCTTCCTCCTCACTCTCGGGTGGGGCTACGGTATCAACACCTTGGAAAGCGAAAGAGGGAAGCTTCTGGGATTGCTCACAAAGGGTCTGTGAGAGACGGACACTCACACCAAACTTGTTATCGATGAACCAGATCTGATTAAAATCAACGATACACATACAACGCTGACCCTTCTCAATACTATCGATCGCGAGAGGCTGACGAGACATATCATAAGCCTCAGCCAAAAACTCACCAGAAGGCTTGGTCATGAGCTTAAGCTTGAGAGTAGATGGGTAGTCATCCTTACCAGGGCGTACAAGTGGCTTATACAGAGCCTCCTTGATTACTTCGATATTGTAAGGCTTTCCAAGCCACTCCTTGGAGTTTTCAGCGACCGTCGCAATGATCTTGTTGTCAAGCTCAGTAAGCTTTTCCATAAGTGCACATGCATCGTCGTTATCCTTATCAAAAGATAGATCGAGGGAATAAGAAGTTCGGTTGGTCGTCTCGTCGGTGAAAGCACTCAGGCCAAATGGTGAGCGCATGAAGGGGAGTTGAAGGTAAAGTTTCTTGTTTTCTTGCGCGTTAATGTATACGGTTTTACCACCGTTCTTATTCTTCTTCATCTTAGAAAGAATAACGGAGGAGGGATCAAATTGTTCGTAACGCTGAATGTTGGTGGACATGGTACTTATTATATATCATATACGTGATGAAACTTTAAGTACCTTTTTGTAAGATTGATTCTTCACATTTTTTTTCTTCGTATATTTTAAACACACAAAATGGGAGGACTATTCAAAGATTGCGGGTGCGGATGTGATGGTAAGAAACAGGAGAAGAAGTTTCTCATTTCCATCATGGCCGCCTTATTATTTTTTATAATCGCAAACCCCAGTACATTTAGGGTTATGCGATCTGTCGTAGGTAAGTGGGTATCCAGCCCCACTGGTTGTCCTTCTACCGGGGGGCTCGCTCTTCACACCACCGTATACATGCTTCTTACGTGGGGTCTCATGAACATCCGCGTCGAGGGTTACGAGGTTATGACAGGTGAGATGGCGCCATCGGCTAAGCCTCCCACTATGCCTAAGAAGAAGTTAGCCGATGTTGACTTCGACAAGGTTCCCGTCGAGGAGATTGACATTAACGATTTTGAACTCAGTGAGGGAGGTCCTCCTCCCGAGATGATGGAAGGTCCTCCTATGATGATGGGTCCTTCTCCTAGGAAGCCTCCTACTATGATGAAGAAGCCTCCTACTATGATGAAGAGGGCGCCGGCTCCCAGAATGGCCGACACTCCTACTCCTACTCCCGGTAAATTCGATGATATAGTCGGATTCAGCGACAGTGGTGCTTCGTTTTCTTCTATGGATATTAATGAGTCTATGGATTTACCCATGGCTCTCAAGAACGGTTCTTCCGGTAAAGGAGCTGTATCTTGCGACTGCTCCAACGGTAGCACGGTGATCATTACTCCTTAAAAATCTTCGTCGAATGCGAGTTCGGTAGTTTCATCGATCTTACCGTAATCACCTACACGTTTTTCAAAAAAATTAGTCTTACCATCTAGGGAAATATTTTCCATAAAATCAAAGGGATTTTGAGTATTCCAGATTTTATCGAACCCCGCTTGCTTTAACAGACGATCAGATACGTATTCAATATAGTTTGACATCTTATCGGAATTCATACCAATTAAACTGCATGGTAAAGCTTCGATTATGAAAGATTTTTCGATTTCTACAGCTTCACGCACTATGTCGTAAACGATATCCTGATTAGGTTTATTTTTTAGCATTTTAAATAACTCAATCGCGAACTCTAGATGCAAACCCTCGTCTCTGCTAATGAGTTCATTACTGAAACATAAACCGGGTAACAATCCACGCTTTTTTAACCAAAATATAGCGCAGAAACTACCGGAAAAGAATATACCTTCAACACACGCGAACGCCAGGAGACGTTCTGAAAACGGCCTTGATTTATCGAACCATTTCATAGCCCAGTCCGCTTTGTTTTTAATAGAGGGTATCGTCGTGATAGCTTCGAATAACTTTTTCTTTTCGGAAGCATCTCGTATGTATTTATCAATAAGTTTACTATATGTTTCTCCGTGTACCATTTCATTATGTGCCTGATACGCATAAAAGGAGCGAGCTTCAGCGTTTTGAACTTCATCAGCAAAATTATTATTTAAATTTTCAAAAACAATACCATCCGACCCCGCAAAAAAAGCTAAAATGTATTTAATAAAATGTCGCTCATTTTCGCTCAGTGATTTCCAATCTTCCATGTCAGCGGATACATCCACTTCTTCAGCAGTCCAGTTGGACATTTGAGCCTTTTTGTACAAAGACCATAGGTTTTCATGTTCTATAGGAAATACGGTGAATCTATTCATGGTCGGTAAAAGCATTGGTTCGGCTTCTTCTACGAATTCTTCGAAAGCGAAATAGTCTCCTACATGAGAGCTGTTAACAAAAACTTGTGGATACGTAGATACAGAAGAGCCACATCTTTCTTTTAGTATGGATTTATCAACGTATGACCTCATGTATTCAAGATTTAGATTTTTGCACATGTTTTCAGCATAATCGCAATATTTACAGTCCGCTTTCGAAAGAATTTCAACCCCCATCGTGTGTTAATAGCTGTTAATATTTTTTGTCAGAAATCTTTAGATATGATTGTATTTTCTGAAATCCGGCCTGGAGATTTAATTAAAATTCTCATCGTTATCGACGATGTAGAAGATGAACTGTACGCAAACGTAGAAGAGAATCGTGAAGATTATTTGATAGTAAAGTATTATTCAGAGTCTTCGCTCGTGTATAAAAATGCTACCGTATATATTTTGGATGAAGAAGAGAATTTGTTACGTGGAGATAGTATACTCGAACACCACGAGTTATATGACTCAGTTTTCAGTCACATAAAAGATGACATGTACGTGTTACTTGAAGAGGTTGATATAGAAGATGATGATTCCGAAATACGCGATGAATCTGAAGACGATGGCAGTGATCTTGAATCTTTTATAGTTTCTGATACGGATATAGATGGTGAAATGAATTTACCCCCTGATCACACTGCAATCGACAGGGTGTGGAATGAATGGCAGCCCTCCAGCCCAGGATCTAGGCGTTATAAGGAAATGGTTGAGCGAATCGAGGAGCGCACGAGACTTCAGATGGATGAAATAAATTTTTAAGAACCTAAGTGCGCTAATTATTACAATAAATTTAATAATACACGGTAATGGACCCCGAAACATTGACTACTATATGGTCTCACGTAGACCGACTGAAATCCAAACCAACATTAAAGTCGTGCAATACTAATAATATATTTTGTGGAAGCTGTAAGGGGATGAAAATACGTACGAGGGAGGGTATGGTATGTTCGGAGTGCGGTTTAATGGATTCTATTTATATAGATGAAAGCGCTGAATGGACGAGTGGTGTTTCAGATGATGGACGCGTCAACGACCCCTCTAGATGTATGATTCCTACGGCAAACCATGAACTATTTTCGGAGTCTTGGGGAAAGAATACTATGATTTCAACTAAAAATGCGGCTACGTATGAAAATAGACGTATGGCTAAAATCAATTTTCATAATTCTATGAATCACAGAGATCGGTCATTGTTTCATGCGTACAAGGATATTGACGAAGCTTGTCGTGATTTACCGGGTAGCATTTTGAAAGATGCGAAAACTTTTTACAAAAAATTCAATGGATCCAAACTTACACGTGGCGCTGTGCGATCGGGTATAAAAGCCAACTGCGTTTTATACGCGTGTAGAATTGCTCAAGTTCCACGGACTACAAAAGATATCGCGGTTATGTTTGGTATACAATCAAAGGATATAAGTCGAACAACTCAACTGTTTACAGAAACTATTCAAAGTGAATCCACCGATAAAAATTACGTGACCAAACCGTTTAATGTTATGCAGAGATTACTCAATTCATTTGACGTATCTCGTGAAGAAAGGTATGCGTGTAACAAGATGTGTGGACAATTGGAGGAGTGTGTTGATCTTATGAGTAAGTCTCCGAATAGTGTGGCTACAGCTATTATATATACGGTGTTCCAAAAGAAGGTTTCTAAAACGGAGATTTCAGATAAGTGTTCCGTATCTATACCGACTCTTAATAAAATTTTGGTTATAGTAAAACGCCACTTAGAGGATAAAATGTAATACATGTATATGAAGTTATTCTTGAGCACTCCATGTTACGGAGGATTGTGTCTTGAAAAATACGTTTCTAGTATAGTTAGGCTTCAAATGGAACTGATGAAGGAGGGTATCCAATTAATGTTGGATACCACCGAAAATGAAAGCCTAGTACATCGCGCTCGTAACGTATCCGTCGGACGATTTTTACAAAAAACGGACGCTGACCGCTTCATGTTTATAGACGCTGACGTGGAGTTTGACGCTGCATCTGTTGTACGTCTCGTTAAATCTGAACACGACGTTTCTGTAGCCGTATATCCCAAAAAGGTTGTCATGTGGGATAATGTAAAGAAAAGTGTAGAGGAGGGCGATACACGGAATATGGGATTGTTGTCTTCGAGCTTGGTTGTAAATATAGGTGCGTCTAAGAGAAGTGTCGTCAATGGATTTGTCGAAGTATTAGATGGCCCTACAGGTTTTATGGTTATCACTCGTGATGCTATGGAACGTATGTGCGAACACTATAAACCAACGCTTCAGTGTAAGAATGATCACCAGAACCGTGATTTTGACGAATATTGCGCTATATTTGATTGTATGATCGACCCTGATAGCAAACGTTATTTATCCGAAGATTACGCCTTTTGTAGGCGTTGGCAGCAGATGGGTGGTAAAATATTTGCCGATGTGAACACGACATTAGGTCACGTGGGTAATCTACCGTTCGTAGGTTGCTTAAATGAAAGGCTTAAGGCTTAGATCAGTACTACTATTATGAAATTGTCGACCATCGTTGTTACTCGATCAAACGCGTGTCATGTTAAATCTCTACACACTATTCTTCGTATGAATATACGATGTGTACAAAATAACATCGCAAATCAAATTGTATTTGTTAAAGATGACCCGTTTGAAAAGGCTGAAGTCATACATAAAAACCTAAAAACTTCCGATCGATTATTGTTTATCGATTTTGGAAAATCCTTGGATGATAATTCGTTAGATATGGTATTGAAAGCTAACGACACATACGGTGTTGTCGTCTTTCCAGGTGTAAAGGAAGGTATCGATTGGGATATGTTCAAGAAGAAGACATTGGAAAAATCGCAAGAACCTGTTCACCAGATGGGTCTTCACTTTGATACTGAAGTTGATATGAAAATTGCTGATGATGTATACAGGGTTATAAATACGTCGTCAGGTACATGGTGTCTAATGTGTAAACAAATTATCAAAAAGATTCGAGATAATCGAACCGGAACAACGAAAATTCAACCTAAGATGGATGTGATGTTTTCAAGATTTAAGGAATACGGAGTGAAGATTGTCGCGTTCACAGCCGCTCAAGTTACGTCAACTTACACCCACGAGTGTTTCGGTAACATAGTAAATTCTGCCGGAGTTAAAGCTAATTAAAGATTAACCCTAAAACATTAGATATAATGCAACGTCTATATGTAAAGAAAAATGACCCTCTTTACACATACGCGATTTCGTTCATGGAAAGACATTGGGGTGTGAAGGGATTTTTTCCCGGGAGTCAACCCGTGTCAATTGAATTTAAACATTTCAATATTTTGGCTTCTAACCAATATGTTGTATGTGAGAAAACCGACGGCCTCAGATTTATGCTACTGGCCTTCATGTATGGAGGTAGAAAGGTTTGTGTGTTGGTCAATCGCGCTATGGAAATGTTTGGGTGCCCTCTAAATTTCAGAAAACCTATTTACGACGGTACGATCTTAGAGGGGGAATTGTACGAAAATATGTTTATGGTGTATGATTGTTTAGTCTCAAAAGGGGAAAATATTGGAAAAATGGATTTTCTGCAGCGATTGGAACGCATCGAGCATATCAAAAAAATGTTAACTGTTTTGAAAAATGACCCCATAAAATTTGCTATAAAAAAATTTCACGCACTCCCCGATTTTGGGGAGTTTATGAATACATATTTACCCACGGTCACACAAAAAATCGATGGACTCGTGTTTACACCTGTTAATGACCCGGTAAAGATTGGTACACACGAGACTATGTTTAAATGGAAGCCTCGAGATAAAAATACCATTGATTTTCAATTTAAACGTAAGGGGGATCTGTGGAGATTGTACGTGCAAGAAAAGGGAAAACTTATTTTTGAATCCGAGATTCGCGATGAATGGGTCGCTGGTATACCTTGGATCGAAGAAGATGCTATAATCGAGTGTCAATATATGTTTAATGACTCTCCCATGTGGTGGAAACCTATACTAAGACGCCGTGACAAGACTTTTCCTAACGGTCGCAGAACGTTTTACCGCACATTAGTTAATATTAAGGAAGATATCAAGATGGAGGATTTTTTGCGATGTACATAAGCACGTGATGAGAATCGGTGGATGGGATGTCCATTTTAGTAATAGTATCATCGTCTTGTTGATACCAGTCTTTTAATTTAACCATAGATACGTAATGTCCACCTCTTTGATTTCCATAGTGTAATATGCTTGCACATAATTCATAGTTATCAAAATCGTTTACGTTTACATTTACTTTTTTATCGAACGACACGAATAATACCTTTGGGTATTCTGATATATACGTTCTTGTAGTTGCAACATTATGTTTTATTCCATCGTCATCTTCGTAATCATCAAGCGTATGCCATTTTTCAGATGATGTCACCATTTCTCCTACGGTAGGTTTATCTCCGTTCAAAATTAAAAAACTAAACGGTTCTACCATAGTTTTTGTACTTGTTGGACATATGGTTAATTGTGTTCTCTTTCCGTATACCAAGGATTTTAATCGCGGATACGATTTCTCTAATATATCTATTACACAGAATAAAGCATCTTGCGCGTCGTGTGGATACAGGGATTTAAATCTCGGAAATATTTTTTGAAAAGATTCGAGTAAAGGTTCTATATTTATTTTTAAAAATTTTTCATTTTGAAAATAAATTTTTACGAGTTCTTTATATTTAATCGTAAAGTCACAATCACCCGTGTAATCCGTTTTTAGAATATGCGAAGATAGTTCATGAATACGTAACAGTAACTGTATGGCGCTGTTAAAGTAACATGTGTTTCCATTATTGTAGAAGCCATGCATTTATGTTATATGATTATATAACTTTAATTAGAGATTTGAGTAGTATACAATGTATAAATGTCTCAAGCAATTGGTATCGATTTAGGAACAACGTACTCATGTGTAGGTGTATGGCAAAGTGATCGCGTGGAAATTATCGCGAACGATCAAGGTAATAGAACGACCCCTTCGTATGTGGCGTTTACCGATGGAGAACGCCTGATAGGTGACGCTGCAAAAAATCAAACCGCAATGAATCCCATTAACACGGTGTTTGATGCGAAGCGTCTCATAGGCCGTAAGTTTTCTGATTCTAAGGTTCAACAAGATATCAAGGATTGGTCGTTTAAAGTTGTATCGGGTGAAGCCGATAAACCTACGATCGAGGTTGATTTTAAGGGTGAAAAAAAGCGTTTCGAGCCCGAAGAAATCTCTTCTATGGTTTTACTCAAAATGAAAGAGGTTGCCGAGATGTATATGGGAACTACTGTTAAGGATGCAGTCGTAACCGTTCCGGCGTATTTTAATGATTCTCAGCGTCAAGCTACCAAAGATGCTATGACGATCGCTGGTCTAAACTGTCTCCGTATTATTAATGAACCTACGGCAGCCGCCATTGCTTATGGTCTTGATAAGAATAAGACGGATGATACAAATGTTCTCATTTTTGACCTTGGAGGTGGCACGTTTGACGTTTCTGTCCTTAATATAGAAGATGGTATTTTCGAGGTCAAGGCTACAGCTGGAGACACACATCTAGGCGGAGAGGATTTTGACGCGAGACTTCTTCGTCATTTCTCGGAAGAGTTTAAGCGAAAGCATAAGAAGGACGTATCTACTAGCCCAAAAGCTCTCCGACGTCTTCGTACCGCATGTGAGCGCGCGAAACGTACTCTTTCTTCTACGGCACAGACAGCGATTGAAATAGATTCCCTATTTGAAGGTATTGACTTTTACACTACAATCACTCGAGCTCGCTTTGAAGAGCTAAACTCGGATCTTTTCCGAAAGTGTATGCAACCCGTGGAACAGGTTCTTCGTGATTCGAAGATAGATAAATCAAAGATTGATGAGATAGTACTCGTGGGTGGATCCACGCGTATCCCCAAAATTCAACAGATGCTTTCTGGCTTTTTTAACGGTCGAGAGTTGAACAAATCTATCAATCCAGATGAGGCTGTAGCGTACGGTGCAGCCGTACAAGCGGCTATCCTGTCAGGTGTTGATAATAGTAATGTCCGAGATCTTTTACTCTTGGACGTTACACCCGTTTCACTCGGTCTAGAAACTGCGGGTGGTGTCATGACTAAAATTGTTGATAGAAACACTACTATCCCCACCAAAAAGGAGCAGATATTTTCTACTTATTCGGATAATCAACCATCTGTCACCATTCAGGTGTACGAAGGTGAACGTGCCCGCGCTCAAGATAATCATTTACTCGGTAAATTTGATTTGGGTGGTATCCCTTCAGCACCTCGCGGAGTTCCCCAGATTAACGTAGCGTTCGACATTGACGCGAATGGAATTCTAAACGTCACCGCCGAAGATAAAGCGTCTGGTAAGACTGAGAAAATCGTCATCACCAATGATAAAGGTCGCCTTTCAAAGGATGATATTGAACGTATGGTAAATGATGCTGAAAAGTATAAGGATGAAGATGATAAGTACAGACAAAAGGTTGAAGCTATTAATAATTTTGAAGCCAACGTCTTTGGTGTTAAGAGTATGACTGATAAACTCAGCGACGATAATAAAGCACTCGTAGAAGAAAAGGTAAACGAAGCTATAGCTTGGATAGATAATAATCGTTCCGCGGAACTTGACGAGATTGAGCATCAACAAAAGGAATTCAGGGAGGTAGTTGATCCCATTTTAGCTGCGGGAGGATCTGAAAAGGATGAGCAACCGAAGGGTCCCGATATAGAAGAGATTGATTAATAAACCTAAGTAGGTTAGAGATTTAGAACATTTTAATATTGATACTATGAACGTTCATAAACTTTGTGACGATATTTATCCCGAGTTTGAAAAGATCCGTGACGATGATCACGTTGAAGTCGAGATACGGTTAGGAAAGTTCAATGGAACCTTTTTCGACACTAACTTGGGTAGAGATACTCATGTTAAACTACTAAAGGGATTTCAAAAATACAGTGGATGGGAACAGGTTGTTCAAACGCATGAAGAAGTGTTTTACAGGGAACGTGATAATATGCGAATTACCGTAGATGAGAATACCGGAGACGAAACTATCATCCGAAAGGAGCGCGTGTTTAAGAAGGATATTAAGGCTATTGACTCGGCTCCGTATGATCTGCGTGTGAGTGTGGCAAAGGAAGTCCCGGTTACCGAAGAAATTGAACGTGAAATGGATAAGAAAAGAAATAAAGCGAGACTGTCGTACGTACGCAAAAATCTATCCATTGATATAACCACGTGCACCGGAGATATTACTGACATGGACGCTGAAGATATATGCACGTATCAGGTGGAATTTGAAATTGTAGACTCGAAGCAGGTACAAACTAAAGACGACTTATTTAAAATTTTGTATAAAATCAGGGATGTATTTAATTTGTTGACTAGTAATAGATGTTAATCGTTATATTGGCAATATTAATATTTCTGTCATTTACTACGTGGAACACATACAGCCAAGAGGTGAATGTGTTACGATATAAATCACAGTATTTTTATGTATCTGGGGGACAGTCTAAGCGTATGTTTGATACAATGAGTAAAGATCCGAAGATAACACTCGATAGCATAAAAAACTTCGTGATGTTAGAAGATCGTTTGCTTAAATTGGAAAAAACATCCGTGTGTACGGGTGTATCCCACGAACACGAGGCGTTCACTTTATCTGATACGATAAAGGAGATGTTTTTAGCGTATGATTTTTCGTACCATACCATACATCTCAAACAAGTTGCGGAACCCAATAAACTCATAAATAGAAGTATAACATGTTAATTAAGTAAAGTAATGAGCGTCTATGAACACCCATCGTCATATATCTAACGTTATCGTATATATACATTATTAGTCCCGTGTCATCTTTTTGTGGATTCATTCTAATCCATTTTTCCGCATCTTCAGAGTCAACAAAATCTTCGGTACATATATACTTCATTTCTAAACGTCCCATACCCAAAGATCGCGCATCTCTTTCTTCGCGTATGTAGTCACAAATAACGGTGATAACGAGTTCACATATATTTTCTTTTATATTCGGTATCCATGTAGAGGGGCCTTCGTCTACATGGAAACCTTTTCGGTGTGTTTTGGTGTGATCTAAGAGTAGTTCTCTGGGATCGTCCATTTATCTATACTAAGTTCTATCTTTTAAAGTTGTTCAACTTTCGTACCTTTTGGAAATCTTGTCTTTTTGTTCTTATTGTTGTTGTTTTTGGGTGAAGCGACGTTCATACCCTTTTCTAAATTCTTGGCGAAATTGTTATTCAACGCGTTAAGTTTATTATTCATTTTCCTCATTCGGTTCATTTTCCATGTTTGTACAGTATTTTTCTTTAATTCATTAACTTGCATCTTTAATGGGATCCCCGATTTATTCTTCTTTAGACTTAACGAATTTATAAGTTTTTTGATCTCACTGACGTCGTTGTTAATAGATGGCATCACGTTTTTATACTTTGTCATCCATCTTTTACCGTATAACTTAACGAGGTCTTCTTTGATAGCTTTATTCGTCAATCGCCGCTTTTCCAGGGTTTGTTTATTTTTTACAACCTTGTTATCTTGCTTCTTTTTCTGTTTAATATTTTTCTTTGTCGGAGCTTTGGGTGGGGTGATGTTTAATTTTCTGCAAATAACATCAACGGTGTCATTGTCAGATACAGAAATACCCTTCGCTACGGCTATAGGGGTAAGTTGCGCCTTTGTGTATGCGAGGCAAGGTTTGTTTTTTACTTTAAAGTTACCAAACACACGATCTCGTATTTTTTGACATATTTGCTCTCTCGTCGTAGTAGATTTAATATCTACCACTCCAATCTTTTTAGCTACCGCGACCAATTCCTGTTTCGGATAACTACTACACACCTTCTTACCCACCTTGATCCTGTGATCGTTGGGGAATTTTTTGGAGGTCTTTTTCGGTTCTTTTACGGTGTTGCGTATGTTATATCCTATGTTAGATAGAGATTTGTCCGTAGTGACCGCTTCCTTACTTCGCTTCTTAACCGCGGGTAGCTTAAGAGCTGTTGTTCTAGGAGACACAAAACCCATGATGTATAATTCTTGAGATAAAGCGACCCCTGCGTTATAAGCCATGTTCATGTCGCTGAGAGAGTTTATTCCTAGTATCTGAATATTACCCGACGTAAACAGTTGGAAAGAGTATCCTAGATATTTCATCTTTAGCGCGGCGCGAAGCTCTGGTTCGTACTCTGTTTTTCCAGATTTTCTTAACGCATACGAAACCTTAGATAAATTTATAGCTCCATTTACCTTAAATGTTCCTACCGTGTTGTTGTACTTAATAGGATTATATAAAAATTGTTCCTTTTTTGTGTAGTTATCAACTATATGTTTACGTATTTTAGCCGGTTGTGAAATGTCGTTATTGAGAATACCACCCGAAAAATGTATTTTCCCGGTATTGTAAATCTTAAATGTGATTCCACGTGGTTCCGAGCCGTTTGAAAATATGCGACCAGATATCTGAGCATACGTGTAGTTCACATTGTTTTTAAGATTTCCAAACTTTCCAGTTAAAGCGTGTTCAGCACCCACTTTCATGCGACCGTAATACAACTTTATACTCGAAATCTCAATATCGAAATTTGCGTCGAGTGCACGCCTTCGTGCATGTGGAGATTTGTTAAAAATATGCACCAAATCTATACGTTTCGTGCGAGAGTTGAAATCACCGTTAATTAAAGAGTTAAAAAATCCCAACTGTAAAGGTGTGGTGTCTAATTTTGATAAATTTCTAGTTCTCAATTTTTCTTCGACCATGAGGTTAGCGCGTTTTAACGCGTTTCTACCCAGTTTATGATTGGCCTTTAATAAATTTTTTTCGTTGTTATTGAGATATTCTTTTTGATTTATTATATTTTCAATTGATCTATTATTGTTATTGTTAGTGTTAGTATTTTCAAACTCATTAAAAAGGCCCATGGTTTGTTCTGATGTATATAAATATTTTTAATGATCATTACCCAAGTGTATACCAGACTTTTCCTTCGTGATATCGATACCAAAGATAAACTCTTGTGCGTCGAGATGTTTCATACCATCACCGTCATCATACTTGAGTTCATCTCGCTTGACCGATATTTCACGCTGCCCGAAGGGACCCGCGTAAAAGTCATATGTAAACCGTGGCTTACCGAGGTTATTAAGATTACAATACTCATTGAACTTCGAAACGAATACAGACTTGGGACAATACGCCTTTTCGTCGAATAAGACCTTTGGCGACTGCAAGAAGTTCTCGAGGGTACTCGCAACAATGGCAACTTGCTTTTGCACGTTCTTGAAGTACTCGGGCACGACGTTCCATATATCCACAGCCTTATGCTTTTGACTGTAATCAAGATAGGCTCTGACACACTTCTGTAAGATTATCGGAAGCTCGTGTTCAAGTTTATCATCGAGTCTTGTATCAGCATTCTTCACCTGCTTACCAAAGTTGACTGTGAGAATACGACGCAAAATACTTCCCGAATTATCCTTCCATTGAGGAACTTCGTTTCCACCGAGAATACCGGGTGTATTCCATACCATAGACTTCGCCTTTTCGTGTTTGACGGCTATAGATACATCTTCACCACTCACGATAGACTGAAATTCAGCCTGCTCGAGTGCCAAGTCATTCTTAACCTCGGGTGCTATAAACATGAACGCGTTGCAGATGGCCGATAAACCGAACTTCCTTTCAACGTTGTTTGAAAGTGTGCTCACGTCATCCGAACAATAGAATTTACGAAATACTTTGGTAATGAGTGTAGATTTACCGGAACGCGCCACACCTTTCAGGAAAGGGATAATTTGCCAGCGATCTATCTCGTTTACATCGTAGCATAACCTTCCCCCCATAACGTATATCCACTTACACACTTCATCGTCAAACTTCTGATAGTCCAGGATGGATTGAAAGTGTGGTGTGGGTACATCGTACCAGTCACTGATATGATCATAGTTCACGAACTCTTGGTCGAAATACTTACAACTCACGATAGTCTGATCTAAACTCTTAAACTCGGGCGATTCATAGTCATAGAACGCACACTTCACTGGTTTAGTCTGTGGCTTAGACTTATCTCGTTCCAAATCTATACATCCTATGAAAATACCGTTATTAAACGACCACACGTGTCGATCCTTATTCACATCTTCGAATTGCATATCGAAAACATTAGTCAGGTGATTAATAACGTGGCGTTGTGTAATGCCACCCGAGGTAAGATTCTTCCATAATTCGAACCACGTCTCTTTCCTGCCTACGCTATATACGAAGTCAGCGACGCTTTTCGTCGTTTTCCACGCACGTGTAGAACATCCGGTGGAAGTTTTGATCTCTTCACAACAGTTACCCTTGTATCTCTTAATATTATGTTCATACAAGTGTTTCAGGCACTGTAATATAGCCTGTTGATACTGCGAAAGCTCCTCCACCTTTTGGATAGTTGAAACTCTGTATATAGACGGATCAGATTCGGGATTAATAGGAACGTATGTAGGATTATTTACTCTATCGTAAATGCGAGCCCCCCTGAATACAATTTGCCAGGAATCATCGACCTGATCTATCAGGCGATTGATGCGTACGCATAATTGCAAATCATCTTCATTTTCCTCGGATAGCATATTTAAACTGTCAGCACGATGATAGAGTTCGCATAAACGATCTCTCATTCGCATGTATTTTGCCGATATACGTTCTATGTCAGTAGATTTAGGTATACCGTCTTCGTTTAATTCATCGAGATTGAAGAAGTTGTCATACCCCAGCCTGAAGGATAAGTATTCATTGTCGCGCTCATTTATTTTCCACATGCTTTCTAATTGCTTCAAGAAGTTAGTCACTTCTTCACGTTCATATGTTTGTATCTGATTCGTCCACATGGCGTCGTTTGCCCCATCTCTGTCAGCCGACTCACTCAAGAAATGAGTGGCCTCTGACATTTTATATTATAGGGTTTCATTTTTCTAAGCCCAATTATTTTTGAAGATTTGATAAAAGTTTTACCAAAATTTTATTTTGAATCTCAAGTTGTTTAGCTATACTTACCAGAGCCGTGCATACGGTATCACCGTCATCCGTCATGAGGGTCGATGCCAGGAGTGATTCGGTAGAGATAAAATCATCTTGGTCGAATTCGTCGAGTTCAATTTCCTCGGGATCCTCAACGGAACTTTCATCATCGATTGACATGAGAGTCTCTTCCTCGCGGACCTCCTCGGAATGCGTTTCGGATTCTGTATCGGACATTTATTTATGCTCAGGAAAAATCAGTACGTTTTTTTCGCACTTTACCCCAAATTATTTTCTTGGTGTATAGTACAACACACACAAAATGGCGGGCGGTTTAATGCAATTAGTCGCCTATGGAGCGCAGGACGTTTATCTGACTGGTAACCCTAAGGTTACATTTTTTCAGGCGGTTTACCGCCGCCACACTAACTTCGCTATGGAGAACATCGAGCAGACCGTTAACGGTACGCCCTCCAACTCCGGCCGCGTATCTGTTACCATCGCGCGTAACGGTGACCTTGTAGGCGACATGTATGTCGAGCTCAAGACTCACGCGACTACCGTCGCTACCGCCACCGGTGGTGCCGGCGCTGATGCTTGCTGGATCGCTGAGCGCGCGATCAAGGACGTAGAGTTGTCCGTGGGCGGACAGCGCATTGATAAATGCTACCAGAAGTGGTGGCGTCTTTACTCCGAGCTTTACCTCGACGAGGGTAAGAAGGCCGCGTGGGGTAAGATGACTACCGCGGGTGCCGATAAGCAGGTTTTCCTTCCTCTTATTTTTTTCTTTAACCGCAATCCCGGTCTCGCTCTCCCACTAATTGCCCTGCAGTACCATGAAGTCAGGCTGGATTTCGATTTAACTGACCAGTTCTCCACTCACCTTGATAACTCTACTTTCAAGGTATACGCCAATTACATCTACCTCGACACTGAGGAGCGTAGGCGTTTTGCCCAGAAGGGTCACGAGTACCTCATTGAGCAGGTTCAGCACACCGGTGTTGATTCCGTCACCTCCGCCGGTGGCTCGAAGCAGGTCCGCCTTTCTTACAATCACCCCGTCAAGGAACTTGTATGGGCTCTCAGTGAGAACGACGACCAGCAGGGTCTTTGGAACTTCACCACCAAGGCTGCCGACACCGAGATCGTTCTCGAGTCCGACCCTGCCGCTGCCGCTACCGAGTCTAACTGCTACGTACCCATTTCCCAGGTCGGTACCCCTCTCTACTCTCCCGGTCTTTCCGCCCAGAAGTTATCTGAGGAGACCGTCGGCACTGTCGGTACCATGAAGCTTGTTCTCAACGGTCAGGATAGGTTCAAGGAGCAGTCTGGCAAGTACTTCAACCAGGTCCAGCCTTACCAGCATCACACTGGTTCCCCTATGCCCGGTATTTACTCATATTCATTTGCCTTAAAACCCGAGGAGCATCAACCGACCGGAACTTGCAATTTTTCGCGAATTGATAACGCCCAGGTTTCTATTGTTACCACCGCCGGTAACGATGCCGCTACCAACCTCAACATGTTCGCGGTTAACTACAACGTCCTTCGTATCCAGTCGGGTATGGGTGGTCTTGCCTTCTCTAACTAAGCATACAAATCAATTTTGTATTTGCTATTAAAAAATAATTAATTAAATCTTCATTTTTAAATCACATGAAAAATGTCATTTAAAATTGAAATCAAATCCGGTCGGACACTTTATTTCGTATTTATAATTTGATCTATATCGAAACATATGTATGGTGGTTCATCATCGTAACTGTAGTATCGAATTGTTATTCCCATCACCTTTCTAAAATAAGCGTTAAGTTCTTTATTTATAAATCGTTTCCATTCTTTTAAGGTTGTCTTATAATACTCCAATCCACCTTCGCTGAAAACACACTTTTGTATTTCGGGTCTCTGTCTAAAATCGACCATGGTTCTTTTCGCACCAGCTGGTAACGGTGATTTATTCCTTTCAGCGGCATCTATCATATCTATTATGTAATATCCGTAACTATCACAAATTATATTATTTTGCATTTGTGGAAATCCTAAAATACAAACTTCAAAATCCGCGTTACTCGGGAGTGTTGCGAATATGTCTTTGTTAACACTATTCTTTAATGGCACTGCGAGCATATGTGGATGTGTGTGATACGCTATGAGTGAAGGCCATACAGTGTTTATTTCTTCTATATTTACTCGTCTCCTGTCTCTGGAGGTAACAAAGGAAGGTTTTTCAAATTTTACAGATGTTGGCCCTATTTTACATTTTACGGCGCCCGCATATTCCCAAGACTTTTTAGACGACAATTCATGTATCTTTTTTAGATCACGAATTATTGGTCTGGGTATTTTTGTACATTTCTTTTGGAACATTTGCGGGCGGACCGTGTACATGTTCGCGGCTGTCATATAATTATATATAAAAATATAATTTTTATATATAACATGCATCTGCTCTACACAGATGGTAGTTGTCTCGGAAACCCAGGTAGAGGGGGGTGGGCTGCGCGATGTTTACATTTATTCGATATAAGTGGTGGAGATCCATTCACTACGAATAATATAATGGAAATGCAAGCTGTCATCGAAGGTTTACGAGAGAGTTTAAAACATTTAATAAAAGAAGTATCCGTACACACCGATAGTAATTATGTGAAAAATGGTATGAAACATTGGGTAAAAAATTGGAAAACGAACGGTTGGAAAACTGCGTCGGGTACTTCTGTCAAAAATAAGGACTTGTGGATACAGTTATGTGATTTAGAACGACAATTTGACAAAGTTCAATGGATATGGGTAAAAGCTCATAGTGGAGATGTTAATAACGAATACGTTGATAAGGAAGCGAGAAAATTCGCCACATCTTTTCCATAATCGTGTATAAAGAATATAGTAGTTACTCAATATATGAGTACCGAAAAAACTGAAGTGGTAACTATACGTCGTTCGTACCAAGAACAAGAAAAGTTCTTTTCTGATAACAAGGCTAAAGCTATTGAAAAAGCTATGAACGCCGACCGTGTTGTGTATAAGTCTAATGCAAACTCAAACGATTTCATTGAATTTTTGGAAACGCGTTTGTCTTTGTGGGAAGACATAAAGACTGATACCATCGAAAATGGGCGTCTTACGAAAGGATTTACAAAACGTTATCACGAAAACATGTATAACAAGACTAATGAAATACTTAACTCCCTAAAAAAATAAATTAATTAATTACCAAATGCAATACCTGCCATACCATCTTTTATCCTGAGGATGTTATAGTTGACTGCATAAACCCTATTTATACCACCGGCTATACCCGTGGGTCCCTCGAGAGCTAATTTAGAGTTATCTATACGGCTAAAATTAAGGCTTCCACTAGGCTGTGAGGCGTTCGTTTTTAAACAAAACGGCCACGTAAACAGGGGCGCCGTGTCGAGTACACCCGATGGTAAAGATGTAGTATGCATTTCTGGCACAACGTTGTGATGGAAAGTGCTGGTCATGTTCTCGAATAACGGTGTACCGTTGATGTAGAGTGTAGCAGAACCGAAATTTTGTATGCCATTCCATTGTGTACCATCAGCCTTGGAGCTTACTAAGTGTAAAGCCTTGGTAGGATGGTTGAAATATGTGAGATCAAGATCAGTTGTGGTAGGGGATGTTGGTTGATATTGGGTCTGTGTTATGAGAAGCTCGTGATCGGTATTGACGAGGAAATCACGCTCATCTGAATCGAGGTACACGTACGTACCGTATATCTTAGGTGAAATAGAACCTAAACCATTCCTACATCTAATGCGTATTTCCACCTGATGATACTGCAATGCGGTGAGTGGTAGGGATTTAGTCCAATCTTCGCTGAAGAAAAAAGGAATTACGAAATAATCAGAAGCACGCCCACCACCGACGGCAGCCTTAGCGTTACCCGCGACTGTATCAGTCGTGACAGCACACCCAGCCTTGGAGGAGGTGTCCTTGTAGAGGATGTTGTGTACACCCTGAATGAAAAGAGAATCTAACTTACACACCTCCTGTCCACCAATGTGCAACGAAAACTCTGTGGTGCTAGTATCGTTGTTGGCGAAAAAGGCGTTAGTGTTGACGCCGACGTTAGAAATGTTTGGGGACTCAATCCACACGTAGCTTAAAAGATCGCCCTTGGACTGTACGGGGATCACGACTTCATTACCACCACTGAAGGTGCCAACAAAATCCATTCGCTCGGGTTTGATCGAAAAGTTTGTATGACGTTTATAATTTTGACGAAAAAATGAAACTTGAGGGTCGCCAGTGATGTAAACATCCTGAGCACCAGTGGATACAAGATCAATCAACGCAGCTGACATTTTACTAATATATGATATTAAAAATTTGAGGCGATTACGAAGTAGATGGTGAAATTTCAGGTGTTGACCTGGGATTCTCGAGATGAAAATAACGATCATTACATTAGGTTGTTCGGGAAAACGCTTGAAGGAAAATCTGTATGCGTGACGACTACATTCAAACCGTATTTTTTTATTAAAATTCCTGTGGGTTCTAGTCAAGAGGCTCTGAAGGGCGTCATCGAGAGAAAGTTTCACGAAGAAGTATACGACATCGAAGAAGTTGAAGCTAAAGATGTATGGGGTTTTCAAAACAACGAAAAACGTCGCTTTTTACAGGTCTTCTGTAACGACTCTGCACAACGAAGGAGGGTGAGTAACTACATCAACAAGATGATGAATAACCAAAATTATAAAGAAAAATCTATAACCTACGTATACGAATCAAATGTAGACCCAGTTTTACGACTCATGCATCGAACGGGTATTCAATCCACTGGTTGGGTAGATACAGATGACTCATGTGCACCCGGGTATCACGCTACAGTCGACATTGACTTGTTCTGTAGAAATTGGAAAAAATTGAAACCGTTGAACGTTACCGACGCTGCACCCTTTGTCGTAGCGTCACTCGATATTGAGTGTCACAGTTCCACGGGTAAGTTTCCAAACCCTCTTATCAAAGATGATGCATGTTTTCAGATTGCCATATCCTTGGTTAAGTTTGGGTCGAGTGAAGTATATGACAGAACGTGTTTGTGTTTTAAACAAACCGGTGATAATCTGGAGGGTTGTACCATCAAAAGTTACGACACCGAGAACGATATGCTCATGGCATTCAGTGAGTATCTTGTTGAAAAGGATATTGATATTATCACGGGTTGGAATATCTTTGGTTTTGATTTAAACTATATCATTCAACGTGCCTTGTTAAACAATTGTCCCCCGTCCTTTTTTCAAATGAGCAAACTTAATGGGTATAAGTGTAACATTAAGAATAAAAAACTCTCTTCGAGTGCGCTAGGTGATAACGAGCTTCAACTCTTACCAATGCCCGGAAGATTTATTTTTGATCTTTTCCATGAAGTCAAACGTGAATATAAGTTAGATTCGTATAAACTCGATAACGTATCGAAGTTGTATCTGGGAGATAACAAAATAGACATGCCCCCGAAGGAAATGTTTGCGCGTTTTCGTGAAGGAGACCCTCTTAAGTTACAGCAAGTCGCTGAGTATTGTATTAAGGATACGGTTCTCCCCCACCGTCTATTGGATCGTCTTTCGACGCTCATCAATCTTCTGGAGATGGCTAAAGCTACATGGGTTCCCATCAGTTATCTCGTTGAACGTGGGCAACAGATTAAGGTCTTTAGCCAACTGACAAAAAAAGCGCGTGAATTGGAATTCAAGGTTCCTACGTTTAGCTACGGACATACGGATACTACTGGTTATGAAGGTGCCACTGTACTGGAAGCACAGTCCGGTGCGTATTATACACCCATTACAGCCCTTGATTTTGAGGGTCTATATCCATCAATTATGGTAGCACATAATTTATGTTACTCATCGCTGGTCATGGATGATAACTATAAGAACATACCTGGTATCACGTATGAACAGTTTGGAAATCATATCTTCGCACAAGACGTATCATCGCTTCTACCGAGTATCCTTTTAGAACTCAAGCAGTACAGAAAGCAAGCCAAAAAAGATATGGCGAACTCCACTGGAACGCTAAAACAGATGTACAATGGTAAACAGCTCGCTTATAAGATTTCTATGAATTCCGTGTATGGATTCACCGGAGCTTCACGTGGTATGCTCCCATGTGTAGCTATAGCATCAACAACTACTATGAAAGGTAGAAATATGATCGATGACACTAAAAACTATGTTGAGGAACACTTTCCGGGATCCAAGGTTAGATATGGCGACACCGATTCGGTGATGGTTGAATTTGATGTACAGGGTAGAACTGGTAAAGAAGCTATTGAGTACAGTTGGGAACTTGGAGAGCGTGCCGCGTCTGAATGCACGAAGCTTTTCAAGGCTCCAAATAATCTCGAACTTGAAAAGGTCTATTGTCCTTATTTTCTGTATAGTAAAAAGCGGTACGCCGCAAAACTTTGGACTAAGGGTAAAGATGGAAACATGAATATGGATTATATCGATGTTAAGGGTATACAATTGGTTAGACGTGACAACACACCACACGTACGCGAAGTAAGTAAAGAATTGCTCGACGTTATATTGGAGAGCAATGACACCGCCGCACCCAAAGCTTTGGCGAGGCAGCGAGCTGTGGAACTTCTCGAAGGTAACGTACCTAACGAAAAACTTATTTTGAGCCAGTCTCTATCCGATAAGTATAAAGTAAAGGGTGAATACGTGTCTTACGATAAAGTGAACCCAGATCACAACAATATGTTCACGTGTAATGATATAAGTATGGCTCACGTTCAAGTTGTTAATAAAATGCGTATTAGACAACCGGGATCCGAACCTCAATCTGGAGACCGCGTACCTTATATATTGACTGATACCGGAGATCCCAAGGCAAGGGCGTTTGAGAAGTCGGAGGATCCAAAATATGTCAAAGATAACAATATTAAGATCGACTATGTATATTACTTTCTTAATAAATTCTTGAATCCCGTGTGTGATTTATTGGAACCGTTATTCGGAAACCCTAAAGAGCAAATTTTTGGAGAGTTGCTTTTAAGAGCTAAACCACCACGAAAGAAGCGCGAACCTAAGACGAAACAGGTGACAATAGCAGACTTATTTAAAAAAGAAACTTCATAATAATATATGGCCTATGATAAAGATGTTTTACAAATAAATCAGTTATTCAATGAACGTGTCGATAAACGTGTATATGAAAAAGTTTGTGAAGTTATAGAAAAAATTTCAAAAATTCACAGCATACCACTAAAACTTTTACGAAGGGATGCATTGGGGGAAAATGATCATTGTATGGGATTAAAACGTGATCATACATTGTGCACGAAAAAAAGTGCAAATGGCGCAAATTTTTGCAATTTTCATATAAACGATAAAAGATTATGTGAACCTGTACAACGATCGAGCAGTATCTTGCGACATAATCACCCTTGGCCAGGCCCCCGTGTAGAGGGTTGTCCGAAGTGTGAAGAAGATAAAAATAAGAAACATACAAAAGAACTTAGAGAATTAGTTAGTATTATATAATAATGAACAAATCGGATATACTATTAAATTCTATCAACGCCTTCTACATATTACCCGAAAATAGAACTATACTAAAAGAACTTTTAAACAAAACTGGCGGTATATCACTTCGAAATCTCGAGTGGTTTATCACCAACTATTCTAAGAAAAATAATTTAACATACAAGACTCGCGATGGAAAGTTATTTAGTGTTCACTGCGCATATAAATCTAGTTTAGATGGATACAGTAAAAAACTTTTCGACCCATTCTGTAGATCAAATAAGATGCAATACATTGTTCCGGGCACATCTGATAAAATAAGCACAACTGTTGCACAGTTAAATTTCATTAGATGGTGTATTAAGAACAGTATAGTTGACTACATACGCAACCATCATTCTGATTTATTTAATAAAGGGGGGATACTTCAAAAAGTTAGTCTGGTTTAGGCCTACCATAACCTGGTGGAATCTCTCTGTTTAGTTCTCCGGGTTTAGGCCTACCATAACCTGGTGGAATCTCTCTGTTTAGTTCTCCGGGTGTAGGCCTACCACCCCCAACTTCCATAGACGTTTCGGGTACATATGTACCGATTGTTGGTGCTGACACGAGTGATACGAACCCTCCATCAAACTTAAACGTTTGATACCCGACGTAGTATAGATGTAAAGAGTATGTGTTTGAAACAGAAAGACCATCCTTTAATTTCACATCCAAAACGGTACGGTCGGATTGAAGTTGTCCAAAATCCAAACTTCCCGATGGCTCCACATTAATCGGATTCATCGAGAATGTATACGTGTAAATATTCTTTTCAGGTCTAGAAAGTCTACTGTTATGAGGTACTATATACTTATAATACGTATGATCAACGAGTGGCAAGTTTGGTAAATCTTGTCCGTTTATATAAATTTTGGCACTGTCCATGATAGGTTGAAAAAATGCGTTAGATAAAGATGCCGTGTCGCTCGCTGAAAAATTGTAGCGATTATAGAACACGTTACTTTCTAACGAAGTACCACCCACGTATACGGATTCATCTTCGAAATCCGTGTTACGCAAGAACCAATTCATACTTTTTACCGGTACATTTGGTACGAGTTGTAACTTTACTTCACTTTCATTAAGCTCCGTTTCTACGGTGGGATGTTTTCTCACTATGTCAGTGATAAATGTTTGGGGTTTAGTCATGAGATATATCCGTTCTTGGTTTGATACTGTGATTTCTTCTGTTATGATCTTAAAATTAGCTAAACTAACCGTGTCGGTAGAGTTCGTAAAGAATGTTTGTGGTCTAAATGTAATTTCAAATTCTATTTTCTGTTTATGTATGGCACACGTAGGAAAGTATGGTCGGTTAGGTTTGTTAGAATCGTATTCATCTCCTTCATATTTCCTTGAAAAGAAGAGTGGGATGGGTATGAATAGTTTCGATTCGTTCGTAACCAGCCCCGCGTTATTTAAAGACGATGTTCCTTCTGCGAAGAATCTATTAACTAAATACCGTTTAGTTCGCTTTTCAGATGCGTCTAGGTACAGTTCGTCGTATATGATACCCCAGTCATCATGAAATTTTTCTATTTCGATTTCATCGACACGCATCGCTACAGATTTTATTAAATGTCTTCCTATTTGATCCGAGAGGTAAAACGAATTACTACCTAACCCCGGAAAGTCTATGGCTATGTACATATTACTCAATAAATCTCCCATATTTCGTGGGTTTAGTGTCATTTTTATACTTTCACCAAAAGGCCAGTTAGCTTTTGTACCTGGATTATCAATTTTTGTACTTCGATGAAACTTTTGAAAATTTGAATGTCTCTTGGGGTTGTATTTAAAGAACGAATTTTCAGGATCATTTTCTAATAAATACGTATCCTGTTTACCGATCGCGTTAAGTGCTATCTGAGCACCAGGATTTGGACCTTCAACGATCATATCTAAATATTAGTTACATTTTTTTAATATCAGTTTCCCACATTTCAAAATAACCAGTAGCTTCAATCAAACAAACTTCTTCTCTGAGTTTATTCCATTCATCGAATAACGCTTTCACTCTCTCATCCGTGTATTCGATGGTCTTAATGTGTAGAAGGTAATCGTGTGAATCGTCAATCTTAGGAAATAAGGTGGAAAGTTGGTTTTCGAGATCTTGTTTCTTGCGACGAAACACTACTATATCACCATCGATTACCATCTTAACAAAACGCGCTCTATGAGAACAGAGTTCAGCCTTCTTCTTAGTTGTGTCGATGAGATGCGCCTTACGTTTCTTGTAATGTTCCATACGAAGTTTAATAAAATCAACCAAAATTTGACCAGGTGAATCGTATTTACATATACCCTTTGTGGGATGAAACAAATGCATGTTTGAGCATCTGATAGTCTTTTGCAGTTTGAGATCCTTCACAGCGTCTTTACCGTTATAATCTTGGATGATAAAATCGACGTTCTCGGTTGTGCTGTTATTTGTGAAACCACTGATGATTTTCTTTTCAACGAGAGTGTCGAGATGTTCCTTGTAATCTTGGGTCCATCTACCCGGAGGGAGATCTGTTACCTTTACCGTCCTCCCAATGCATTTCCATACACCTTGTGCGATCCATGAATCATCATCCTGTTCTACGATAGACCCCTTAAACCCCCGAAACCAGGGTTTCATTTTTTTCAATTCTCGGCCATTTGTAAAATTAAGGATATTTGCCTTGATATCTTCTGGATTGAAGGGTGGTACGTAGCACGAAAACCCCGTTCCAATTCCTTCAGTTCCATTTACAAGTACCATAGGTAGAACAGGCATATAATGCTCGGGTTCAATCGAACGCCCATCATCATCGAGGTATGTGAGTATCGCGTCATCCTTTTGATCGAAGATATTTCGAGTTTCCTTCGACAACTTCGTAAAGATATAACGGGTCTGAGATGCATCCTTACCTCCCATCAATCGGGTCCCAAACTGACCACACGGCTCCAAAAGATTAATATTATTAGAGCCCGTGTAGTCGTTTGCTAGTTTGACAATGGTGTCAGCCAAACTTACTTCACCGTGATGGTAAGCAGACTTTTCAGCTACGTAAGCGGCGAGTTGCGCCACCTTCATTTCATCCTTCAGATTCCTTTGAAAACATGAATACATAACCTTTCGTTGAGACGGTTTGAGTCCATCTGCCATATGTGCGATAGAACGTTTCAAATCCGCCAATGAGAAGTTTACCAGGTCCTTGTGAATAAAGTCGGTAATTTCCAGCTGCTTTATCTTACCATACGGTACTTCGAGATCTTTTGCTTCTTTCGCGGTACTTTCAAGAAGCCACGTCTTACGATCGTCGGCCTTCTTTTTATCGAATGCGAGTATAACAGAATCATCTGTCATTACATCCACGTTAAATTTAACGGTGAGATCTTGGATAATTTTGAAATATTCTCGAGCCTCGACGGAAGTCGAAGTACCGAGACCCTTATAGTATTTGATCCGCCAACCCGGCTGTCCATCCCCGTACCATGTACGGAACGCAGAATCCGTGTAGAACGATTTGGTCTGAGAAGCTTTTATGGCTTTAATGATCGGTGTGACCATCGACACGACAAAGCCCAATTTGAGAAGACTGGGCCAAAACGCGTGAATCATATTAAGAATTAAACCCTTGATGTGCGAACCATCGTTATCTGCATCTGTCATGATCATCAATCGGCCGTATCGAAGCTCTGAAACATCGGTGTATTCCTTCCCTTGTTGAAGACCGAGGATCTTCTTTAGGTCGTTGAACTCCTGGTTCCCTGTAAGTTGCGAAACAGATGCATCTCTGACATTCTTACACTTTCCACGAAGTGGGAATACACCGTAGTGATCACGACCAACCACAGAGAGACCCGCAACTGCGAGGGTCTTTGCCGAGTCACCCTCTGTGACGATGAGTGTACACTTTCCAGATTGAGCTGTACCAGCTTTATTTGCATCGTCGAGCTTGGGAATTCCGGTAATTTTACTCTTACGAGCTCCACCATCGGTCTTTGCCAATTCCTTCATCTCCTTGAACTTTGACAAGGCTGTGAGTTCATCAGAAACACCCGTCTTCAAAACGTTTTTGACGAAGGTCTTGGGCATCTCAAACTTGGAGCCAAAGTCCTGAGCCTTGAGGGTACACTCAGATTTGACCTGACTCGAGAAAGCTGGGTTCTCGAGGGTTGCCTTCACGAAAATGGCGAAAGTGTTTTTGACCTGTTGAGGCTTGAGTTTAATTTTTTTTGCCATCTCTTCGATGATACCCGCGGCGACTAGTGAGGCAACGTGGTCAACGTGGGTACCACCCTTACTGGTACAGATACCGTTTACAAAGGATACCTGTTGCATACCATCTTCAGATGGACCAATACAGACAGACCAGCGATCAGTTGTGGCGCAGTGTACATTTTCTACGCCTTCGTGCATTTTGGCGTAGGCTTCAAAGCTTTGTTTGGGAAGAGCTTCACCGTTGAACTTGACTTTGCAGTTGGGTGTCGTGCAGATATTAGCATCCCATACACGCTTTTCGAAGATTTTGTAGATGTTGAAATCCATCTTGGTCATCCCAAACCGTTTCCAGTCAGGAATAAATGTGATGGACACAGATGATGTGGCACCGGAATGTTTTTTGATTTTTTCAGGTTCACACACTGACATGTTATCCGCCCACTTTTGTGTGTATGTCTGTTTTGTTTCGTGGTCCTTTACGATGATTGAGAATTCAGAAGAGTAGATGTTCGTCAACTTGGCTCCATATCCATTACGGCCTCCGACAATCCGCTTTTGATTATCATCATAGTTAGTACTCGTGAGAAGGTGTCCGAACACGAGTTCAGGATTCCATATACCTTCCTTCTCGTGCATGCGAACACTGATACCTCCGAGAGGTCCATTGTTTTCAATGGTGACGGAACCTGAGACTTTATCTATAGTCACAGCTATTGAGTTGGTATTTTTAGGATGGAGGGAGTTGCGATCGATGGCGTTAACGAGGATCTCATCAAAAATCTTGAGTAAACCGGGTGAATACTTGGTACTCCTTTTTTCAAATTTTTGACCGTTAAGAATCCAATAGGATTCCGTACTTAAATCGGTTGGTCCGACATACGAGTCGGGGCGCTTAAGTACATGCTCGATATGCGTGAGTTTCTCAACGCTCTCCATGATTCTTATATTTATAACGTTTCTATTCTCTAACTTAGGCTTTTCCAAAATTTTTAAAGACTTTAATAGTTTTACACACAGAAAACAGCGATGCATAAAATATCACTATCTTGTTTCTGTGAATGGTGAATCTTGTGCGCCGACTCATCTTATCATGTATGCGTTTTAATGCGTTACACATCTTGAGATACACACCTTCTGACAACTTGTCACGATTCTCATCTAGAATTTTCATCATAGTAACAACATCAGGATCTACTGTCATTAAAATATAAAACTATTTTATTTATAAAAATTATTCTCAACATATTTTTTAAAAAAATATATTTAAGATTTTATATTTAAATTAAATTTTCTAGCGCATCGCAAAAGACCACCGAACCACATGAGCAACTCTTCTTCGGTTTTAGCTCTACTTCTGGGTAACATATGGCGTATCTGTCCCATTTCTCTGAGCTTCAAAAGATTGGGTGTGATCTTTGGTTTTTGTATGAAACATGAATAGCATACGCGTTCGAGTTTAAGACCAACGAATGAGTACATTTTATGATTGTTATCCATAAAAATGGGGCGTATGCGCCGATACCATTTTATAAATTTTTTATTTGCTTTCTCGTACGTTTTTATACATGGACTCAGAGGAGCTTCGCATCGCGAGCAACAGGAAGTCCATTTTATAAACATGAAATTATAATGTTTTTATACTTTAAATGAATAAAGCCTTACCTTTCATAGTTGGTTTAATCATAGGTTTTGTGGTTATGTTTGTCATTCAACTTCTCAGAAAGAAAAAGGGTGCCGGGAGTACTAACCGAATTTTCGGATTTTCGTATTCTCCCGACACGAGTCTTCTTTTAGATTTTTTTGCGCGTATCCAAGAGATCGTGATTCCCAAAGTCCAGGGTCCTATATGTTCTCTTCTGTACGCGAAAGAGTTGGATCTCGATAAGTTAGATGAATTTTCTGATATGCAAGTACCCTGTAACGAGATAATCACACAGATCGATAACGAAAAAGCTAAACTTAAAAATGAATTAGATATGGGTGATAATGTTAAAATTAACGAGGTCGCTGATCTTTTATACACAGAATTAGATACTCTAAAGGATAAGATCGTTAAACGATTCTGCAAAGATGATGAGTCTACCATATCTTCCACTCAGTTGAAGGAACTCATCGTAGAGACTCGTGCGGGATTCTGTGCCGATTTCGATACAACGTCCAAGAACATTAAGGATATTTTACAAGAAAACGGTATTAATATCAATTTCGACCCTGAAGCTATAGTTAATATGGCCGCAGGCTCTATTACACAAAGAGGACCAGTTATCACCGAAGAAAAAAATACTGAATAAAACCTAAGTCAATCACAATATTTCTCAAATGTAAAATGTCTTACCAAGAGTGCCTCGAGAATGCTATGCGTATACGGAAAGTGTCTTCTCCAGATGATGAGTGTATCCATCTGGCGAAGGGATTGATGAAATTAAAAAGGGGATACGATACACACGCGCAGAAAAAACGGGATAGGTCGGCGATCCTTATAATGGATACTAAACCCATCATCGAGTTTAAACTCGTTAAGAGTACAAATATTTGTCAATCATTAACTCTTAAGGGTAAGAGGTGTACGTTTAAGGCGGTGTGTGGGAATTATTGTAAGAAGCACAGTCTTAAACAGGGTGATATGGTATTAGGTAAAAAATGTGTAGTTAGTTCTTGATATTATTTTATCGTGTTATATAAATGTTAGATCAGGAAACACTTCAACCCGTCGTCATCTCTATGATTGTATACTTAGCTTTAGCCAAGATGTTACCGGAATTACTTAAAAAACCCACAGGTATTTCATTCATTGATGAGCTTAACATGATGCTCATCTCCCAGAAGGGTATGTTAGGTTCTGGTGCACTCTTAACTGGACTGGTAGTTTTCATCACCAATTACATTCAACAGGAATTCGCTTAAAACGGATTCTTTACTCACTAAATGTTTAGTATAATCGTGTCTCATGTACCTCACATCATTATCGTATGCAGATTTCATGAACTCCAAGAGTTGGTCAAAGTTTGGTTTGCCCCATTTCATACCTTTCTTAAATAAGAAATCGTCCTTCTCCAACTCCTGAATTTCACAATCTATCGTGTACGGTGTTTTTATGTATTCCGAAGCACCTCCATATCTTGTTATGATAACAGGTTTATTCCTCATAGCAGCTTCGACCGCCCCCATACCCACACCTTCAGAGTGAGAAAAATTTACATAGCAATCACAACGATTATGAAGAGTAT